GTGTTGGTGTTGGTGTTGGTGTTTACTTCTTGACAACCTTCTTCACAATCTTCTTTGGTCCAGCGGAAGCACCCGTGTCGCCATCGGTAGTAGGCTCGTGAACTGCAGGAGTAGGAGTAGGTGCTGGTGCTGGTGCTGCAGCAGCGGATGATGCTACTCTTACAAGAGGAGCATCACTCTCTTCCTCTTCTTCTTGTTCTTCTCCGTCAGAGTCTTCAACTTCATTTGAAACACGAGGAATGTCGTCATCGCTGATGGTGTCAATCTCCTGTGTCTCGACGATTTTTTTGTCATCTTGTGAGAGGCTGATGAGGCACTTGCCGCGCAATGTGGTCTTCGGCTTGACAACTGCCTGAAACAACTTCCAGGTAACGCCGAACTTGCCACCTGCGAACCAGACACCACCGCATTGCAACACAACTGCGACATGAGAGCCCTTGGCAATCAAGTCGAGAGGAGTAACATGCTCGTTGCAAGGATCAGGGAAGATTTTGCGAGTAGATGGGTCGAAGAGCTCGACATTCCACACACCCTCCCAGATAGGAAGCTTCACACCGATAGTCGGGTTCTTTTTGTGATCGGGCTCGCCATTCTCACCCTTGGCGAATTTCAACATCGGAGTCCACTGGAAGTCGATGTGTTGCTGAGTCAAGGTCGTCTTGCCGAACCAGTCCTTCTGATTTACAAGCGCGTCGGCCTTGACCTTCTCCTCAAACTTAACAAGATTAGCACGGAACTTGGTAATTGCTGGTGTATTGTATTCTTCGCCTGGAAACTGGAGCGACATGCTGTATGATTTATCGCCACTCTTCTTGTCTTCGAAAGTTGAAACACCCCACGTCAACATGAGAGGAGTTGAAAGATACGTCGCGCCATTGGTTGAAGCATTGAGAATTCCGACGCTCTTGCCACCAGCGCTGTTCGCTTTGGGCTTGGAATATTTGATGTCCTTGTCAGGATTGAAAGTTTCGCCACAGATAATCTCCTTGGGAGCGGAAGACTTGTTGCTGGCATTGCGGGAAGCGGATGCGATAGAAGCTGACATTATTGTTGGCTTGGTGGTTGGTTTGTTGTTTTGACTACTTGTGTGTTCATGCTATCCACATTTATCTTTCCAAGCTGGATCAATTTTCTGGCCACTAAAATACACTTCATATTTCAAAAATGAAATATGAAATGAAAATAAAATAAAATAAAATAAAATAATAAAAATAAAATAATAAATAATATCTTGTTGTAGTGTTAGTTTGTTAGTCATGTTATAAAGTATACTTTTACACTATAATGTCTAGTTAAAAATATACATATTATATTTTTTTATAATATATACTAAAATGTAGTATATTTATTTATTTTAAACATATTTTAATATCACGATCGTAGTATAATATTTACAACTATAATGATTTATATAATATATTAAAAAAATGTTTATAGTATATAGAAGAGTATTATATTAAAGAATATTAAGTAATTACTATAAATTATAAACTACTATAAAAATATGGCAGCATTAACGTCACAAAATATTATAACAATGAATATTAATAATCTAGAGAATCTAGAAAATACCACAACACATTCAAATGTAAGTTTGCATGCGAATATTCTAAACTTACATATGGTAACATTGTCCGATAGTAATACTATATTGCACGAGAATCATATTAATTCACCATTAGAAAATATTACTACCACTACCACTACCACCACCACCACCACCATTAATACAACCCAACCACAAACAAGGCGTGTATTACCTCCTTCAATAGCAATAGTTTCATCCGACGATGAAGAGAGTGATGTTGTAAATAATATAAATACTATCCTGCAAAACAAAAATTACAAAAATGACAAAGATAAAAAATTAAAAATTGGATTAAAGACAAGCACAAGGTCAAAATCATCGTTAAAAAAAATTAAAAATGTAAATAATAAACTAGACAATAATAGTATCGACGATGAACGTGAATCTTCTACAAAAAATATTACTGCACCTCTTGCAAAAAAGAAGTTGACGATTTACACATACGAACAACTCAATATAGAAAAATATAAGATGGATGAATTGCGCAAACTTTGTATGCAGTATAAAGTGTCACGAGCCGGAAATAAGGAAGAAATTACAAAACGTTTATATGATTATTGTAAAAATTCAATAGTGCCTTTAAAAATACAAAAAGTTGTAAGAGGATTTCTCCATCGTAAGTTGATAAAGTTGCGCGGCCCAGCATTCAAAAAACGCAATATATGCACCAATGAGACGGATTTTTTTACGATGGATGAAATGCATGAAATACCATATGAACAATTCTATAGTTATAAAGATATAGATGGATTTATTTATGGATTTAATATACTATCATTGCATAATCTTATTTCAAAAGAAGGAGATGGCACGAAGAATCCGTATAATAGAAATAGTATTCCGATCATAGTAAAACAAGATATTAGACAAATAGTAAAACTTGCTGCATTACTAAAATCACCTATTGATATAGTAATAAAACAAGAAATATTGGACCCGCGTAAACGTATGGAAATGAAAATACTTGATTTATTTCAAACAATAAATTCGTATGGTAATTATTCAAACTCAGAATGGTTTTCTACATTAAATCAAATTGGACATGTGCGTTTTGCTCGCGAGTTGTATGATATATGGAACTATCGTGCACAACTTGCAAATATAAAAAAATATGAAATATGTCCACCACATGGCAACCCGTTCATGGGAACACCATATTTTACAAATACTGCTAGTAATAATACGCTTGTTAACTTAGGAATAGATGTTCTTATTCGTTTTAATGTTCAAATTATAGAAAATCTTGTTAAATCTGCGATAGATATTGATAACAAGACACTGGGTTCATTTTATGTATTGACAGCACTTACATTGGTTAGCGAACCAGCAAGGAACGCGATGCCTTGGCTATATGAAGCAGGTGTATATGGTGGACATGATGGGGTATGAGAGAGAAACGAGAGAAACGAGAGAAACGAGAGAAACGAGAGAAACGAGAGAAACGAGAGAAACGAGAGAAACGAGAGAAACGAGAGAAACGAGAGAAACGAGAGAAACGAGAGAAACGAGAGAAACAAGAGAAACAAGAGAAAATAAGAAAATAAGAAAAATAAGGAACAATAAAAATATGTATATATAAATATGACGCATTATCGTAACGATTCATATTTATTTTATATCTATTTAACATCATAGTATTGTTACTCATTATTTTATCAAAATATCCAAACATATAGTATCAATATTTTCCTAAAGTATTTTAAAATCCTTAAGAAGTTACGTTTGTATTTTTGAACGCATAAATAAAAACAGACTATGACCATAATATGCGGCATATTATTGCATGTTCAAAATAAATTATAATATATAATGTCTAAAAATACTTAAAAGGACCTCACATAGTAATGTATACAAAGACCACCATGGCAAAGAAAGCTTCTTCCTCCTCCGCTGATTCAGCACCTGCTCCCGTTTCTACCCCCAAGGCCGAAAAGGCCACTAAGACTTCCAAGACTGAAGTTCATGCTTCTACTCCCGTCCCACCCCCCGCTACCACTTCTGTCCCCGCTCCCGTCCCTGCTAGTGATACTCATACCGATACTCCTGCTCTTGAGACTTCCTTAAGTTCTCTCTTTTCTGAGTTTGGCTCCAAGCTTCACACACTTAGTTCCGGTCTTTCTTCTCTTCGCAGTGAATTTCGAACTCTTGAGCGCAACGTTGCTCGTGAGATGCGTGCTGCACAGAAGGCTTCCAAGCGTAAGCGTAAGACTGGTAACCGCGCCCCTTCCGGTTTCGTCAAGCCCACTCTCATTTCTAAGGAGCTCGCTGAGTTTCTTGGAAGGCCCGTTGGCACAGAGCTTGCGCGAACTGAGGTGACTCGTGAGATCAACACCTATATTCGCGCACACAGCCTTCAGGATAAGGAGAATGGTCGCAAGATCAATCCCGATACTAAGCTGAAGTCTTTGCTCCAGGTCAAGAAGGGTGATGAGCTGACTTACTTCAACTTGCAGCAGTACATGTCGCGCCACTTTGCAAAGGCTTCTGCGGCTGTTCCTGTTCCTGTTGCTGTAGCTTCTTCTTAAAATATTTTCTTCTTTTTTTTTTCAAACTATGATCAAAAACAAAACAAAAAACCAAATAAAAATGACATGTATAAAAATATGTCATTTTTAGTAATTCAGTTCTTATCAAAAATATAAACAATCCAAATGTATTCTATTTTTAAATAAATATGAAATTCTCCTTCTTCATAGTTTCAATAAGTAACCCTTTGTTGATTGGTCCATTAAGTATATTAATATGGTCGTATAGTTCTAGATTTTTGGTTTCATCGATATTAAATAGCTTTATATTTTTATTTATCTCGTCAATGTATTGCGTTGAATGAATTTTTTCGTTTATAATCCAGTCATAAAAGTCGCCAATATCCCCTATCGCATCTCGGTATTTTATAAATAGTTGAAAAGCATTAAATATATTCATATTATTTTTTACAAACGTGTCATTGCTATAGTCACACCCATATAGAATACATATTTTTTTAAATACATCCATAGTTACATTCAATGTTTTCAAAATATTATTCAAGTCGTATATCACGACATTTGATAATGTCAAACTAAGATACCTTAAAACGCGTTCACATCCATAAACAAACATATCTGTATCTTCGCTCAAACAAGCATATACTAGGTTATTCGTAACAAGTTTTGCACATAGTATATCTGCTTCGCCAGGTGCTTCAAAATACGTTACACCATACGCTTGAAGCAGGGTTTTCACATTTTGGATATCATCATATTTAATATTTATAAATTTTTTCTTAAGTTGTTCCATAGTTTGCGACATGTCATTGATTTCATATTCTTTTTGTTTTTGTGTATCTGCATCTGTGTCCACTTTCATACTTTCGACTAGCACCTTTAATCGGTAGTATTCCTCGCGTGCATCCGTTTTATTTTTTCTTCTTGTTGCTATTGTTTCGTTCTTTTCAGCCGGCGGTTTTCCGTCAAATATAAATATCGGTATAATATTATGTTCTCGAAATAGAGATATCATTAGATACATATTTTCAAGTAATGCATTTTCGCTAATGTATTTGTAAATGTAGATGCTTATGTCTACTGCTATTTTTTTACCTGAAAGCTCTGTCAGTGGTATCGACTTGATAGATGATTTGCATTTTGCTTGAAGAAACTTGTTGAGTGCTCGAATTCCCATGATGATAATGAATGATGTGGTTACAACAAATATCTTAGTTTCTAAATTGGTAATCTACTTACTGCTTTATTTATCTACTAACTATAATATATGTTATTCATGCATCAATTTTTTATATATTAAATTGATACAAATATATACACGGATAGACAGACATACACCCAACAAAAATGCCAGTGACAACACGCCAACTATCAAAAAAACAAGAGACATTGACTACAAGTCTAGCGAAAAAGAATTGCACAAATCATGCAAAGATCGACTTTGAAGACGCTTCAAAAGAGTGGCGTAAAAATAAAATAAAACACGAAAACTGCTGCTTTACTTATACTCGCAATCATAAATAACCGCCTACTATTGTCATGCGCATCGTTCGCAACATTTCATTGCTATGATTTTTTTCTTGGTTATCTGTATTGGAATCCATATTTTCAAGTCGAATCTCTAAATCCATAATAGTATTTAAAAGTTCGCTACTTTTATAGTTTTTATAAATAAATTTAACAAAATTAATAATATTATTTTTACTTTTATTGAATTGAATTATATTTGTATTGTTATCGATAGACCATAGTATGAAATTATTAAAATTAAAAAGTAAAATAGAAACTATGATATAATATGCAAATGCGTTTGTTTCCTCCTTGTATAATTTTTTTGCAACTATGTAATTTGAGTCAGTGCAATTCGATATAATGTTGTAATCAAGTCCCATATAGTTTAATATTTTTATGTTCTGAAACAATGAAAACATTGACTCGTGTTGCAAATAGTTATAAAATTGTTTTAAAAATTTTCTACGATTGCGTGCATTTTTTATATCTGCTCTACCTCCCCCGCCGTCTTTCTCGCTTCCTTCTTCTACTTCTTCTGTTATTGTTCTTGTTGTAATATTATCTATAAAATTCTTTCTCGTTGTTCTTGACGAAAACTTTGCCCGCGAATTTATATCAAAATAGGTCTCAAACACTATGTTCATGATTCTCGCCCATACTTCGCAATACGATTCGTATAGTTTTACATCTTTTTGAATCGTGAACATTTTATGCAATAAACCATTTGCAGCGCTAATATTCATCTCTGCAAAGTCCAGTCCATAGTTATGCATCGTTTCATGGATAAATACTTTAAACCATTCTTCTTTTCGATATACGATAACACGTCCGCTTGGTTGACACAAATCAGATACACCTCCGTTTATGTGTATCGGTTTCAATACACTGGAACTTTGTTGCGTGTTTACGTGATGGTATAGCTCTTCATACTCTTCATAGTCTTCATATGCTGCCCCTGCTGCCGGTCCCATCTTTGTTTCCTTATCCTTGCTAAATAACGGATGACTTCGTTTAAATGGAGTAAGATAAATAAAACACTCCAATTGGGGTGCACATTTTTTGGCTGCATATTTTGATGCAATTTTTAACCATAAATATATTTTTAATACTGCGTTTTTAAAATAAGATGCACTCTTTTTTCTTATGTTGTTTATTTCATATGTGCTGTCTTCAAAAATAATAAAGTTTACTTTTGCATTGCGCGACTCATCAATACGAAATGAATATGTTAATACATATGTGAATTTATTTTTTATATAGGTTACTATACTACTCGGTATATAGGGAATATTTTCTAAAACGGATACTATTTTTTTTTCCACAGACTTATCACTTGTTGTGCGAATATTTTCAAGTTTGTGTTTGAAAATACTACTGAAGCGGTCTTGACCTTGACCTTGACCTTGACCTTGACCTTGACCTTGACCTTGACCTTGACCATTTTTGAAAAAACGAAACTCATTGTCAATCGTGTCATAAAAAGATAGTAATACGTCGTTGATTTCATACTGCCGCCTATTTTTTGCATTCCCCGTAAGCTGTTTCTTATTCATCTGTGTTAATTTTTTATAGTTGCCATCGCATTTAAACAAGTGAAGCAAATTATGGTCTGATGTGCTTAGTGTATAATTCATATGGGTAGATATGGGTTTTGATATATACTATATTTTTATATTAAAAATATGGTATTTTACATTCTATTTTACATTCTATTCGCGTATTTATACCACCTCATAATCATTCACACCCCCACGTTTTGTTCTAAGCTTTGAGCGAACACGCATCATGTGCACCGAAACAGACGGCTCTTTTGTATGATGATAATTTATCAACTTGGCATTGTTTGTTAAAAGCAGAATATTTGCAAGGTCGTCGTTTTGTGTAAATTTGGCATACGTTGCATCTTCTAAAACCTTGGCATGTCTACCATTAAAAAAGTCCGGATCAATTGCCACTTCTTCTGGTCGAAGAACAACTTTCTTGCCATCTATTTTTGTTGTCCCCTGTTTTCTTCCTGCATACGTCGCCAGATCAACATCGTGTGCTATTCGCGATAATACCGACGATGGTTCATAATATTTGCTCTTCTTATTTGCATCCATCGTAAACAATAAATAAAACTCTGGATGTTTTTTCAAGAATTTATTCGCCTGATAATAATGCTCCACAGATAACCATCGATGTCCATCTAGCGTAAACGGCGCATTCCACTCATTCGATATCTTTCTGCGCCAACTATTGCTTCCGCGATGTTCATGACCACCCCCACCAAGTTCCATAAATCCAGCTCGGTCATTCTGTGCTACATAATCACCTTGCGCTCTTCCAGGCATTTCATCTCCAGCATTCCTATGGTGCACAAGTTGGATATTCTCACTAAAATGTGGATTTGAAGCCGCAGCAGATAATGCATCCACACTTTCATCCACCATTCGCCCCTCCATTTTCTTTGCAATACCAAGTTCTTGAATAAACAATTTAAATTGTGGGATATGACTATATGCACCATTGAAAAACTTACCTTGTAAACAACGCGTAACTATTTGCAATTTTACGCAATATGGTATCTCTGGAAACGTCAACATCGCATTCCCATAGTAACTAATCAGTTCATAATGCTCCATTGAGTGTGATACCATAATATAGTAGTCCGGATTGAACTCATAGTCTTCTGATGCAGCCGATGCCGCCGCTGCTGCCGCCACCCCTGACCCATCAGCTTTGCTAACTTCCGCAACATTTTTACGGATTTCCTCTACTAAACTTGCGGTCAATTCATTACCACAATTTACCACATTGATTTCCTGGAATGATTTCCGCTGATTTTGGTTATAGTCATTATAAGAGAGAATAACAAATTTAATATTTAAAATCACTTCAAGTGCAGCGATTGCCCATGCATCGGCCCAGTATTCGCTTGTCATTTCACCTTTTTGCATTACTTCGCGTAACTGCTGGATTGTTTTTATGCCCTTCATAAATTTAACTTCCTTCTTGTTTTCTTTTACGACTTCCAGCTCTTGCATAACGCGTTTATTGCTTTCAACAAGTTTTTCTGATTCAGCTTTTAGTTGTAGTTTTTCTTGTTTGCTCTGACTATTCTGAAACCGCTCCTTAATTTCCTTGTTTGTTGTAGCAATATCCTGGTTTTCTTTAACAAGTCTTTTTTCTTCTCGTGAATAATCGTCGTATAATGTTTTATATTCGGTGAACTGCCGCTCAGTAAGCGCATATGATAAAAGACGCCTTAACTTTATAACACTCATCGTAGTATCTGGGTCAATCGTTTTATACGCCTGACAAATAATCATAAAGAAACAATCGCCTCCGCCCGAATTTTGAATAACTTTGAAATTATTATTTTCGTAGTAAGACTCCATCCACGACTCGTCTTTGACATGACGATATCTCTTTCTTTCCGCCTCAAATTGGTCAAGCGTTTGAACAGGAATACTTGCATGCTTTAATGGCAAGTCAGGAACTTTTGAACCTTCAAATATAGATGCACGAATTGCTCGCTGAAGGTCCGATTCTTCTGCATCCACACCTGCAGCGAACTCTTCTCCTTCATCCTCAATACCGCCAACACCCAATTCCTTGCTTAATACTGCACTTTTTTTAAGCGCATCTTTCCTTTCTTTTTCGGATGCAGACATAGATACAGACAAAGGTGCAAGCGAAAGTTTTGACTTTGGCTTTAGTGCCTGTCCCCCTGTTTCCGCTCTTCCGGCAATGTATACCGCTTTCCTTACCAAACTTTCTTTTACAAATGAGTATAAAAGTGCTGGTTCTGCTTTTTCCAGATTGATATCATTTTCTTCATCCAAAAGCGACGGAATCGTTTCTTGCATTGCTTCTATAACGCCGATTTGCGACAATACTTTGTCATCTTTTATCAAATAAAGCGGGAAGTATACTATACCTTTTTCAATAAAGGTATTTTTGATTTGTCCAATACTAACTATCGTATGAATACCTAAAACTTCTGCTTCATATAAAGGGGCTTTATACTGCGAATCTTTCGTATCTGTTTGGTCTAGTGCTTTTACTTCTGGATAGTTTATAGTGGGGTCAATTCTTGAGCGAACCATTTTATTTTCTTACTTAATAGATTTTTAATACGTGTATGTGTTATTTCAATACTATATTATACTTAATATAATATACTTATTATATAATATTAAATATATTTATTTATATTTAATATACGTATAACCATATTATCCGTTACTATAAATATAACTTTAAATGTTTGGCAACAAATTATCATGTGTGATTATGGGAGGGCTGGGTAACCAACTATTTCAGGTATTCACAATAATGGCTTTATCATTGAAACATAAACGCGGTTTTATTTTTCCGAATAAAAAGTTAGGTGGTGACAAACGTCAAGATATATATTGGGATACACTTTTTGCAGAATTGAAAAAAGATACATTCAACACCCCTATCCATAGATTGCGGCTCCCAATGTATAAAGAAACAACGTTTCACTATAATCACGAAATTCAGAGGCATCCACTGGTAACAAATCCACTTAATGGTGTAATACTATTTGGTTACTTTCAGAGTTATAAATATTTTGAAAAAGAAACTAGCCAAATTATAAAATATATGAAACTACAAGAAAAGAAACAAGATATGACAAAATTACTTACTACTATGTGTGGAAATAAACGCACTATATCTTTGCATTTTCGTCTTGGTGATTACAAGTCACTGACACATCACTATACTGCACTTGGCGATGACTATTATGAGAATAGTATATTATATATATTGAATGCGTCAACACCAACGCCAACACCAACACCAACACCCCTAGATACTATATCAACAGAATACATTGTGTTATACTTTTGTGAAGACACTGACCTAGCAGAAGTAGAAGTAAAAGTAGACCATCTGCGTAACAGATTTACTTCTATGGTATTTCATAGAGCACTCAATAATATAGAAGATTGGCAGTCCATGCTACTTATGAGCTGCTGCAACCATAACATTATTGCAAATAGCACGTTTAGTTGGTGGTCGGCGTATCTGAATACAAATCCGGATAAAATAGTTTGCTATCCGGATAATTGGTTTGGTCCCGCATTGCCTACGCATAATACAAACGATTTATGCCCTACATCATGGACAAAAATAAAATGGACCATTCATCCGTGATACATATTTTAACGATTATGTAAATAACCCATGCCAATACTTTGTATGTTCTTTACTAAATGTGGTTTATCCAAATCTTTCATAATATACTCGTAGTTGGTTGTTCTTTGTTCTATGTCACTATAGTCCTCACGCTGAACTGCAATAATAGGTGCAAGTAAGTACCATACATCTTTTTTTTGCAATTGAATCCAATATTTGTCAATTGCATACATCGCGTGACTGGCTTGAGTCTTCATTAATTTTTCAACTCCTGTTTTTATATTTTCTATGAGTGTATCATAGTATGTATTTTTTACGATGTATCCTGTTGTAGTCTGGCAATGCGAAACATGAATGCATGTATTATCTATTTTTTTATATGGCGGCACATTATTTCCTGCTAGAAGCATGACATTCCAAATGTCACTAGGACTAGAATGCAGTTTAAAAAATTCATTCATATGTTTTACTGCTTTTTCCTTATCTAAAAATAAAAGATCGTCTTCACATATCATTACATATGGCCAGTTATTTTTTTTAGCAATTTGTAAACATTTTAAATGACTCATACTACAGCCAATACGTCCATTTTGTAACTTGATTGCATTAAAACGAATTCCGTGAATTCCTATGCTTTTTAATTCTTGTTCAATATATTCCCGTCTGTCTTTTCTACTTTCAAGGTTGATATATAAACAATATTTTAAATCACTTACCGATGAAGGGAAGTTAGATGACATATAGTGTGTTATTGTGTATATAATAAAGTATATAATTTTAATATATTTATACTTTATTATTTATATATTTTTCACGGGAATATTACAAATGATCCAAAATATTTGTCACTTTTGATGGCTTCTATATACTCAAGCATCTTTTTGCATTGATATACCACAGAATGATTTGTGGCATCCGTTTCAAATGCAACTATACTTTTTATAAGCTCTGGTTTACACATTTTTGTTCTATTATTTCGTGTTTTTGTTTGCATCACACTATGTTTGTTTTTTAATATATCATAATAGTTTCCAATATGTGTCAACATTTTCATATTATAGTTTAATGAATAGTCCAATTCAAGCGATGCAGTATTCTCAATCGTATATTTATATTTTATACTATTCGGTGTAACTATGGAGTGGTGTGTAAATTCATCCGATGTAGTATCATCATAACATCTATCTATAATACCATTACATATGCTATTTTCAATACTAATTTCATCATCGTAACTACAAAAACTATTCGACTTTTTTAAAATATGATTACAAAACGTTGATAGTATTGGTCTTGGTGAAGGTGTTTGTGATGGTGTATTATCCATTGAATTGTCCGAATCTGTGCTATATAAATACGGATGTTCAGTTTTGTTTTTATTCTTTATATCCAACCATATGTTATTTATTCTATTCCATTCTTTCATATTTTTCTCTTTTTTATTTTTATTTTGTTCGGGTATATTTTCAGACATAGTTTCACTTGAAGTAAACATAATAATAAATTGGTAAATATCTTTATTATTATGTTTAAATGTATATATTTAACTTGATTTTGTATTAAATAGTTACTTTGTTTTACTTTAACTCTGCAATAATATCCATATGTTTGAAAATAATCTTATTTGTTATACTAGGATACTCCTTCATCTTTGGTTTTAGTATACTAATAAACTCAATATCTTTTACTATATTTTCAGTCTCTTCGTCTATACCAAATTTTATCTCATTTGATGAATTTGTTATAATAATATACAAATTTTCATTCAGCTCCTCTACTTCATTTGTCTTATCGGGTTTTGTAATATACCGCATGATAAGCTTTTGTAAATTCTTAATAATTTCCAATATTTCACTTTTATCGATAACATTATTTTTCATCAAGTTCACAATAAATAAACTCATTGCACGACGATTATCATTTGTTTTTGTATATTCGCAAAACTTGTCATAGTTCTTTTTAGGATCCGCATACTCAATGTTGTCAAACAAATTCATAAAAACTTTATAGTTATCTTCAAATATTTTTTTAAACACCTCATATTCTCCCATCAAAAATTTAAATAATTTTGCGTATAATTCCGAGTAAAAACTATTTGAACTTGCAATGCTAAAAATAGAATGACCAATCTTCATCATATTTTCTTCACTGGTTTCATGCTCTATTAATTTTGATATTTCCATATTTATTTCATTCGACATTTTGTCAAATGTTGCCTCTGATATCTTATTTAAATATCCACGAATATTTTCCATATTTTTTTGTATGCCTTCGCTAACATGCTTTGTCGTAGTTTGAAACTGACGAATCGTTTCCCAGTCTTCATCAGTAATCTCCGATGGCCTATTTTTATTCTTTTTAAACCCACCATTTGTGCCACCAATGCCAATGCCCGAATTTGCCATAGCGTTGATGGCTGAACCCACCCCCATCCCAGAAACACGACTTTCTTTTTTAAGAAATATTGGTGTTTTAATATAGGTTGGCGCACCAACTTGTTCAGATAATTTTGAAATGATATCTAATGTTTCTTGTTTTAAGTTACATATGAACCCAGCATTTGTTACTTCCTCATAATTATTCATGTCATATATTATCATTTTTTTTGCTGCTTCTGTCATATATTCCTATACTTATATATTATAACATATTTATATCAATTTTGATATAAATATTATTTTAATTTATGTGTCAATAGTTAGTTGTTATTCAATATAAATATTTTAAACTATAAATACTTAAATGTATAAATATATATAATAATAATAATACATTATAGCACACGATGTCCGAAAAGTATCCTCAACGCAATAGTAAAAATTATAGATATAACTATGGTAACCAGGGTTCAAACCCTAACCATAGTCAAAATCAAAATCACAATCAGGGTGGAAAATTTAATGCACCGAGTGGTGCTGATGGAAATGGTAGCGGCAGTGGTAGCAATACAGACGGCAATGCATATCGTTCCAGTTATACGGGTTATAATAATAATAATAGCCGTTATAGGAATGAATCATCTTTACCAAATGAATCAAGATTCGAAGGCAGACCAAATGGTCGGATGAATCGCGGTAATAAAGTTAATTTTAACCAGCAAAATGACGGAAATACTGGTGGAAATACTGGTGGAAATAGTGGCGGATTAAATATGAATAGAAATTATAATAATTCTCATCCTCATCCTCTAACTGAGACACCCGAATATGTATCCGTAGATGCTAACCAAAATTCCGTAGTTGAAACCCCTCCTACTACCGATCAGGATACATCTGCACCTCCCAAAGAATTTGACAAATGGGAAGACCTCGAGGGTATTCTCAATGAAGATATTATGCGCGGAGTTTATTCTTACGGGTTTGACTCTCCGAGTTTAATTCAGCGCAAGGCGCTTTTGACTATGTTTGACAGAAGGGATATTATTGCACAAGCGCAATCCGGAACTGGGAAAACGGGTGTTTTTACGATCGGTGTTTTGCAAAATATAAACCCGGAACTTAATAAAACCCAGGGTCTTATTATGGCACCCACGCGTGAACTTGCAAAACAAATATATGAAGTCATTTCAAGTATCGGTTCAGTAAATAAAAACATAAAATATCATCTGCTTATTGGTGGAACTTCTACTGACGACGATGCATTTGAACTGAAAAATAATACACCACATATTATCGTGGGTTGCCCTGGACGTGTTTATGATATGATGCGACGCAACAACATCATCGCAAAAGATATTTCTATTCTTGTGCTGGACGAAGCTGATGAAATGTTGTCAATAGGATTTAAAGAACAAGTTTATAATATTTTTCAGTACCTTAACAATGACGTACAAGTAGGATTGTTTAGTGCAACACTACCTATCGAGTTGCAAGCACTTACTGATAAATTTATGCGAAATCCTGTGCGAATTTTGGTTAAGTCGGAGATGCTTACACTTGAAGGTATCAAACAATATTATGTTGCACTTAATGACGATTCGCATAAGTATGCAACACTTAAGGACATTTTTAATATTATTTCAATGTCGCAATGTATTATTTATTGCAATAGCATCAAGCGTGTCATGGATTTGACAGAGGCGATGCAGAATGACGGATTTCCTGTATGTTGCATTCATAGTAGTATGGAAAAGTCGAAGCGTGATGAGTCATATAGTGAGTTTAAGGCGGGAAAACATCGCGTGCTTATTTCTTCTGATGTTACTTCGCGTGGTATTGACGTTCAGCAGGTTAGAACAGTACTAAACTTCGACTTGCCAAAATGTGTATTTAAATACTTGCATCGCATTGGACGTTCAGGAAGATGGGGACGTAAAGGAACAGCAATCAACTTTGTTACTCGCTGGGATATGAAGACTATGAAGGAGATTGAGCGACACTATCATACTATTGTTGACGAGTTGCCTTCAAATATTGCGATTGATTAGATATGCATCATGCAAAATGTTTTGTATTCCATAATACATTCCATAATACATTCCATAATAAAATAAATTCGTATATTTATTTTATTATTAATATTTTTAGATATAAATACGATAGGAATAGGAATACTAATACAACTACAACTACGAGAACTATGTTTGACATTAATAAAATTTTAACAGATATGAAAGAATCACAACTAAAAAAATTAGAAGAAATAAATGATAAAATAAAACAAGAACAAATTAAAAAAGACCCAACTGGCAAATCTTCTACAAATTCTTTTACGATGCAGTTGACAAATGAAGTGAGTAAATATTTGAAGACATTTCCTGGTAATACCCCAGAACAAGAACGAGATGGAGAGACAGAGAAAGGAGAGAAACACGAGAAAGACAATAAAAAAGGAAAATCAAAACACAATAAGAAAAGTATCTCTTCACCAGAAACATCTTTTAAACTCCCGATCTGTTATTTAGAAGATAAAGATAAACGTGAAATTAACCCAAATATTTTAAATGATTTAGAACTTCTTGAGACAAAAAATGACGATAGTGTCCCCATGTATGAAACAATTTTTAAACCTGAGTCTATTTTTAGTAAACGATATGTCGCGCTATGGAGTCGCTACTATACTACAAATGTCGAATTTTTAAAAGAGTCGCAAACATTTTATCAATCTTATGTGAACCAATATGGCTGCAAACTTAGCGAACCTTTGCGAATGATTTTAGACGATAAAAACAACTATACTTATAAGCCGTATAATATTGGCGATGATAAAGGCACTAGTGCCAGCTCCGGAGTAATTATTTTCCCGCACGATGTTTACAATACGATTGATAAACTATGGATCGATATTGCGGGCGACAAGAATTTCAAACAGCGTTTCAGTTATATTGACTTCCCGATGCTTGATAGTCTAAATAAGTCGCCGGTGGCCATGCAACTGATGAGTGTTTACAATCTGACATCACCTGTGATTTCACTTCTTTCACCCCTGATTTTATTATTTATTCCGTTTTTTCTGTTAAAGATTCAAAAGTCACAAGTCTCGTTGTCAACCTATGTCGCGTCCTTGAAAACAATTCTTTCTAGTCACCCAATAGGTAAGGTATTTTCGCTTCTGGATTTTTCAAGTATGCCATGGGATAAACGCATCTATGTTCTTATGTCGGTTTTCTTCTACTTTATTCAGGTTTATCAGAATGTTATGTCGTGCTATCGGTTTTACAAAAATATGATTCTTATTCACAAAAATATATTTATTTTGAACGACTATTTTCGATATACGATTCGAAATATGAAACATGTTATTCAAATGTCGCATAACCTTATAACCTATCGCGAATTTACAAATGATTTGAAGGCAAAGGTGCAACACTTGGAGAAACTATGCGGTATGTTTAGTAAAATCAAACCATTTGCAGTAAACTTTAAGAAGTTTACTGAAATTGGACAACTTATGAAATTAAACTATGAAATATTTGTTGATCACGATATCAAATCATGCGTAGACTATAGTTTCGGTTTCAATGGATTTTATGAAAATATTGACCATATTAAGCAGATGATTGATAATTCGCGAATCAATCCTTGTGTGTTTATTGGCGACAGCGAGGATGAGGATAAGGATGAGGATGAGGATGAGGATCAGGATACTAAAGTTGTTGAAGTCGAGGAAGCCAATGAGTTGCCAGAAGGAGAGAAAGGAGAGAAAGGAGAGAAAGGAGAGAAAGACAACAAAATTAAGAAATCCAAAAAGAATATATCATCCACGTCAAACATCTCCAAAACATCTACGAAATCCGATAAATCTTCAAGAAGTAAAAGTTCCACATCTTCATCCACTTTGAAAAAACACACATCTTTTAAGCAGTTATATTATCCACACCACGAAACACCAATTAAAAACGATGTTGTCATAAATAAAAAAATAATAATTACTGGTCCGAATGCTGCAGGCAAAACTACGATTATCAAATCAACGCTGATGAATATTATTCTGTCGCAACAAATAGGATACGGATTTTATGATAGCGCAAATATTCGCCCCTACGACTATCTGCACAGCTATTTGAATATCCCAGATACATCTGGTCGCGATAGTTTATTCCAGGCGGAGTCAAGACGTTGCAAAGAGATTTTGGATAGTTTAGAAAAAGAAAATGATAAACGCCACTTTTGTATTTTTGATGAATTGTATTCTGGGACAAATCCTTATGAAGCAGTTGCAAGTGCATACGGGTATATTGACTACTTGTCGAGCATGAAGAATGTTGATCTTATGCTTACAACCCACTATATTTCACTATGCAACAACCTGAAAACAAATAAAAAAATTAAAAACTATAAAATGAAAGTGGACGTCGAAGAAGATTACAACGTGAAATATTTATACAAATTGGAAAGGGGTATATCTAAAATTAAAGGAGGCATCAAAGTATTATATGATTTAGAATATCCTAAAGAAATTATAGAAAATACAAAACAACTTTTGATGTCGATGTAATTAAGAAAGCGGTAAAGCGTTAAATATTTTATTTTTATTTATGTATAAAAATAAAAGATGTCACTATTCCATTCACAAACTATTTTTAATATTCTTATTACTTTAATCATATGTTCGGCAATGTTTATCTTTTTCCGGTTTAAACTGCGAGTTTTAGAGGTTTCGCAAAGAGAACAGGCAAAAGTATTACAATCTTTAGTAATGAGTATGAGAAATGGAGGACATCAGCAAAATATGGTAAGTGAAGACGAAATTATGAAACATGTGCAGATGCAGATGCAACAGGGAGGTGCGGGTGCGGGTGCAAACGCCGGTGGCCCAAGTAATCAAAATCGTCATCCTAATGACTTGATTGATGTTTCTGACGACGACGACGACGACGATGATGATGACGACGAGTCCGAATCTTCATCTGACTCTGAAGATGATGACACTGATTCATCATCGTCCGAGGAAGAGAACGACGAGAACGACGAGAACGACGAGAACCACGAGAATACCACAAAAAAAATAATATTTAACAACGGCGGAGCTTTAGACACACACGCACACCCCATCGAACACTTAACTGGCGATGATATTAAAGTGATTGAGTTGACAGAGCCTTTATATGCTGTAGGAGCCGGCTCTAAACACGATAATGGTAATAATAATGTAAGTGACGATGACGAACAAGAGGACGACAATGAGGATGATGACAACGAGGATATGAGTGATGACGACAATGATAATGATAATGACGATGAAGAAACCAGCGATGATACTGAAGTAAAAGTGCAAGAACTCCCATCTCACGAACAACATTTAGAAACTTCTATAATCGATACTACCGAAATTAAAACTATTTTTAAAGCCAATAAACAGCAACAACAACAACAACACTCAGACTACAACTCAATGAATGTTCAAACACTTAAGCAACATTTGAAGACTAAATTAACAGCCGAAGGAATGCACTATAACGAGACTGCTATCAATAAACTTAACAAAAAGGAACTCATCAAACATTTGACCCAAGGATAGGTGAATAGCAAATAGCGAATAGCGAATAGCGAATAGCGAATAGCAAATAGAAAATATTATTTAGCAAAGTATTAATATTTTATTATATATATTATAATAAATTATACAATAAAGTATATATAGTAGTTTAGCAACGACACATATAAACAAATACAACAACTAAAAATACAAACATGTCTTGGGGAACTTGCTACGCGGGTTCAAACAATATCCACTTCAATTTTCCACCTATTATGGACGACGGCAGGAACTATGCGACCTGGCAACCTGGCGCAGTCATAAATGAAAAAATCCGCGAAAATAATGATATTAAGTCGAACTGGGATTACCGAACCTTTTTGCAAAACAATGCAGTCAAAATAATGCAGACGAATTCTATAGCTGCATGCAATAACTGCGGATCATGTCCACCTGTTTATATTGGAAGCCAAAATCCGGTTTCACAATCGAATGTGCCATTTGTTTTTGCATCCGCTTTAGACAATAGCCAGCCTTTTGGATATGAAACAAGCGACCTGAAAAATATGTATCTTTCGCGCAACGAATTGCAGAGCCGGATGAGCGCGCCACATATTTCTCAAGCGCAAATGTTGATGAAAGGTTTAGCGCGTTCGAACTAGGAGTAGGATTATGCTAGAGTTTTAATGCTATGTTATCTTATTTTTTTTGAAAGTAAAATAACATAATATCTAGTAATAATATATAGTAATATAGTAATTTTTAAAAATAAAAATAAAAAATTATAATGGCAACAATACGTAGAGGTGTAAAACATACACGACGTCGACGTGGTCATCATGCAAAAACAAAAAAAAAAATAAGTAAAAGATATAGGGGTAGAAAAGGATTTAGTAAACGTATTACAAGACGGCACACACGGCGTAGTCATGATACTGATATAATAAATACTCAAAGCGGAGGAAATCTTACAATATGGTCAGCAGCAAAAACTGCTGCTGGTAAAGCTTTGGAATTAAAAATAATATCAAGATATCTTTTGAAAAACATAAATAAAACAATAAATTTATATATTCAAAAACTAAGAGTTACTCCTGACTATTTTTACACACGTATTAATGACAATGATTATCGTATAACCCTACCACTAAATGTTCAAAATGCATTGAAATTACAAAATGAGGTTACTCATATGTCTAATACTGCTGCACACGATTTGCCAGATGAAATATTATCAACATATAGTCAACTATTCCCCGAAGATAAAGATACTGATATTTCATTATTTACAACCGATGGTGAAGGTGAAGAATTAGAGTATGATGAAAATGAGGATGAAGTTGTGATTCTAGATACTGACGATAAATTAAACATATTAACGGGTATTAGACATGGTGATGTTAGTATAAAAGCAAAAAAAATAAATTATCATGATGATCCTACGAGTGCTAGTATAGATAGTGGAGATGCTTGTAGATTTTTAGGTCATATTTTTCATCCTAGTGGTGTTCCTTTTTATATGATAGTCGTATTCTACGCACAATCAGATTATATACTTCCGCAACTAGAAGAGGAATATATAAAAATGTTATCATATTTAGGTGTAACTACAACTGGTGAACCTAGACGCGGTAATTTAATATTTGTTCGTAAAATTGTAAAAATAAATATGACACACGCAAGTGGTACATTATGTGGTGACAAATTAACCCCAGATGCAAAAGAAAAGATACTTAGTGATTTAAAAATAGCATCAGGGTATGTAAAAAGTGATATTCAGTCTGAACGTGCTGAAGGAGAGAGTATTTGTAAAAAAGTAGATGGAATATTAAGAGGTGCAGGTGCATTATTAAGAGTATCTGTCAAAAATAATAGTAAGCATACTGAAAATAGAATTCAAGCTAGAGTATTATTAGATTTACGTAAATTAAAAGAGTCTTGTGAAGTAGATGATAATCCCGCATTAAGCCCAATCGGAGCAATGGGTAGTTCTCCAACTATATTAGCTGATAAAAAAGCTCATGGTCTAAGTTTTAGTTACATGCCAATACAATCGCTAAGAAGAGACACGGAAACACCTTTTTTTAGGTTGTTTAAACCGGGTAGTTTTGAAAAAAAAACAAACGAAGAAATTGGAAAAATTGTTATGGAAGCTCTGTTAAAAAGTAGTAATCCTATTCAACATTTAAAACGTATTTACCATGCACCACAATCACAAGGTGCAAGTGCAAGAGGAAGTGCAAGAGGCGCAAGTGCAAGAAGTGAAAGTGCAAGAGGCGCAAGTGCAAGAAATACACAACCAACGAGACCAAGGTCAAGGTCCAATACTCCGCAAACAGCGCAAACTCCAAGTTCAATAGGAAGAGGAAGAGGAAGTTCAAGAGGAAGAGGAAGTTCAAGAGGAAGAGGAAGTTCAAGAGGAAGAGGAAGTTCAAGAGGAAGAGGACAAACACAATATTCTAATAATCCATATGCTCAAACGTTTCCACCACCTACGTCCAGATTACGTAAAACTCCTAAACAAGATGAAGTTATGAACGATTAATTAAATATTTCAATTATGTAAAATTAAAACCAATCATATGTTATCTTATTTTTTCAAAATAAAATAACATAATATCTAGTAATAATATATAGTAATTTTTAAACAAATAACAATTAAAATGGCAACAAGGCGACGACGTTTAAAAACAAGCCGACGAAAACACACATTTAGAAACAAACCAACAAAGAATAGAACTACACGTAGGATTAACATGTTAACACAAGACGGAGGATTGCGAATTTTTCATAAAAGCAGCGCTAAGGCACGATGGGGAAAGCGTATTGAAAAACTAGTTATACAGAAATTACTCACTCCTGAACAAAAACTTGGACAATTAGAGGAGGTTTTAAATTTACGTAATCAAGAACCAAATGATATTCCTGCAAGATTATATGTTGACCCCGACACTGGTCTAAACACAAATGTAAGCATTAAAGCAAAACAGCAATCAAAAAGTAAAGTAGTAACTATAGATGCGGGATACCCGGTAAATATTTTAAATACTCTTAAAGAAGTATGCCCATATCATATGATTTTTGTTACTTATATAATGTATGGACCTAAAAATCGTATGAGCATTATTGATACTTTAAAGTTAGACTTAAAAAAAATATTTAGTAAATTGGTACCATTTGCAGGTAGGGCTAAATTATTATTAGAAATACAAAAACTATCAACCCTAATAAAAAGTAAAGCAGATGATGCAGAAGCAAGGCGTATGTGTCAAATGATAACTAATAAAATAGCAAGAGAGTCAGAAACTAATGATGTTGTATGGAAAATAAATCCAAAAATATCTACATCTAATCATCGTATTCAAGGTACATTAACTATTGATTTTGACTCTCCTTTTGTTAAGTCGTGTATTATTGGAGTAGGTGATACTTTTGCCTCATTATCATCGGCTGAATCTGAGGATGGTGCATCTCCGCGTAGATGGATGAGTCGTGAACCAGACGCATCCACATCCATGACAGAAATAGTAAGACCTACTCCAAAAATTTCTGTTGGTTCTCGTAACGTTGCTAGTGCTGCTAGTGCTGCTAGTGCTCGTAGTGCACAAGGTTTATTAAAACAAAGTCCGGTTGTAAAATTAACTCCACGTGCATCGCCTTCAGGTAGAACATCAGCAAGTTCTAGAAATCCTGAACAAGTACAAGGTTTTAACAAACCAAGTAGATTATCAAGAAGTCGAGGAAGTAAGTTTTCTCAACAAGATATAGCAACACTTATGTCACAACGTCAACAATTTATACCACCAAGTTCTAGTTCTAGACGTGGACGAGGATTAAGTATAGTTCATGAGTAAAGTAGAATGAAAGATAATGATGACTAATATTACACTAGCGTGTTAAAATAATAACAACATATTATATATATCATAACAAATACCTATGAAACCAAAAACTTTAAAACATTATGCATCAAAATATTTACCAAAGGTTTTATCAAGGCGCGACACTTTAATCGAAAAAAAGCAACTCGACAAATCCCGCAAACTTTATAAGCAGAAAAAATATTATACACGAAAAGCCGTCGCATCTTATCCCGGCAAAGTATCAAAACATATTCTTCATGCGAGGAAAATATATGGCGTAGAAGATATTCTTCCTTCATCCCAACTTGCCAAAAAAACAGGATGCAGTATTTCTGCCCTCCGCCAGATTGAAAAGAAAGGCCAGGGTGCGTATTTTTCATCCGGTAGTAGACCTAACCAGACTGCGCATTCATGGGGACGCGCGCGTCTTGCAAGTGCAATTACCGGCGGGAAAAGCGCTGCAGTTGATTTTAGTATTCTTGACAAGGGATGCAACCATAAAACAAGTCGAGCATATAAGATGGCACTACGTTCTGTAAAACGTCACGGCCATGGAACAAGACGTGTTCCAAAATCTTCGTTTGTCAAATCATAACAATAATACCTTTACAAAATATATTCGGCACAAAATACATAATAAAAACATACTATGTATTTTATATAACCATGAAAAACATTATAAGTTTTGATGTCGGGATGAAAAATTTAGCATATTGTATTTTTCAAGTTTGCGAAACTACATGTAAAGTAAAAATATTAAAATGGGATGTTATCAATCTTTGCACTCCGATAGTAAGAAAGTGTAACACTTTAGGATGCACACAAGATGCGAAATATTGCAAGACGTTTCGCACAACCTACGATGATGACGATGGCGTTGAGGATGAGGATGATGAGGATACATGTGAAACAGCAGAGAAAGGAGAGAAAGGAGAGAAAGACGAAAATAAAGAAAATGAAGAAGATCAGGAACTTGAATATGAAACAGAATATTTTTGTAACAAACATGCAAAATTATCAAAGTATAAGATTCCAACACCTGAGTTACATATCAAAAAAATAAGAAAAATGAAACTAGTAGACATCAAAGAACTAATTGTGAAGTATAACTTTGCGGTATCCCCTGTAGAACATTTAGCTTCTTTGTCTATTGTTATCGATGAGAAAGGAGAGAAAGGAGAGAATCCAATAAATCAAATAGTAAATACAAACCCGACAAAAACAAAAACAAAAACAAAAACAAAAACAAAAACAAAAACAAAAACAAAAACAAAAACAAACTCAAATACTAAAGATGACTTAATCAATATGATAAAACAAGAGTTACATACAAACTATTTAGAACATATTGAAAATGTCAAAGCAATGGATGTTGATTTAATAACTATCGGTAAAAATATGATGCAAGAGCTTGATAAGGTTCTGGTAATGTGTGGGCTAGGTGTTCCTGAGACCAAAATAGACATCGACATCGCAATTATTGAAAACCAAATTAGCACGATTGCAAGCCGGATGAAAACATTGCAAGGAATGATTGCGCAATATTTTATAATGAAACATACACCCCATATTGAATTCATCTCAGCATCAAATAAACTAAAAATGTTTATGAACAAAAAGAAAACAACATATACCGAACGAAAAGCAGAAAGTGTTGAAATAACTGCCGAACTTTTAGAAACAAAAGAGGAGTTCAAAGAGTTTAAAGGGTATCTGAATAAAAATAAAAAAAAAGACGATCTTGCAGATTGCTTTTTACAAGGAATATATTATCTTACTATCAAAAATATGATAAATTTGGTTTGATTGTTTGATTTCGCATATAGTTTCACAAATATATATTTATAATGCGCACAAACTTAAAATTAAAATTATAGATTATTATTATCAATAATACAACATTATGGAAGAAGTGATTGATCTTGGAAATTTATCTGATTTAGATAATAGCTTTAGTAATAAAAGTAGCCGCGGAGGTGGTGGTGGAGGTGGTGGAGGTGGTGGAGGTGGAAGTAGTGGAACCAAATCCGTCAACTTCGGTGGAGGCCTTGAATTGCTTATGAATGATAAACTGAAAACCGGTAACAAAAACGGCGGCATTGGCGACAATATTGATTTGGATGATTTGAATGAGCTGGAAGATGAGTTGAATGACTTGTCGGATGCTATTGGTGGAGGTGGTGGTAGTGGAGGTGTTAAAAAAATATCAAAGAATTTCAAGTCTGATTTTTTTGGTTCAGCAGGAGCAAGCAGCAGCAGTAGCACTGGCGGAGGCGGGGGCATAAAACTAAGCAACTACAATGACGATAATGCAAGCGATAGTGGATATTCCGAAGCAAGGTATAATAATGTTAGCGGCAGCAATGTCGGCGCATCTACTGCAAATACAGACAACGATAATAAAACATGGGATGGGTTTGGCAAGTTTAGTAACATTCCACTAAATCCTGATGCAAATGTGGATGCAACGCCCCAAATGTCGAAAGAAGAATTATTGCGCGAAAAATTTAAAATATTACAAAAACTAGAAGAACTTGAAACAAAGGGTATTCGTCTTAGTAAGAAATACAGCATGGAGTCGTCGCTACTTGAAATGAAGGGCGAATATGAGACACATGTTGAAGAACGCGAGAAGAAGAATAGCATCAAGTTTCAGCAAAAATTACTAATGACTGCAATCACTGGTCTAGAATTTTTGAATAATAAGTTTGACCCTTTTGATTTGAAGTTGGATGGATGGTCGGAACAGATAAACGAAAATGTTGACGACTATGAGGAGATTTTTGGGGAATTACATGAGAAATATAAGTCGAAAGCAAAGATGGCGCCTGAATTAAAACTGCTTTTTCAGTTGGGTGGAAGTGCAATCATGCTTCATATGACAAATACGATGTTTAAATCTGCTATGCCGGGTATGGACGACATTATGAGACAGAATCCCGAACTTATGAAACAATTCACACAAGCGGCGGTGAATACGATGTCACAATCATCGCCCAATTTTGGGAACTTTATGGGGGATATGATGGGAGGTATGGGAGGAGGAGGTGGAATGGGAGGTATGGCAGCACCCCCACCAATGTCGAGCAACTTTAATAACCAGCGTCCGCCACCCGCACCTGTTGCGACGAAAGGCCCGAACTCAGTTCCACCTCCGCGAAGAGAAGGCGATATTTCGAATCGCCCTGATCTGAATTTTGGTAGAGGAGGTATGAATGATGGAGTAAACCTGACAGACAATTTTGTAAATGCGTTTGCAAACAAGTCGATGCGTGGAGCGCCTCCTCCTAACCCGCAAAACCCGCGTCCTGAAATGAGAGGACCGAGCGATATTAGCAATATTCTTTCAGGACTAAAAACAAAAAGTATAAACATTCCTGGAAGTGGAAGTGGAAGTGGAAGCGGTAGCAATGACATGACATCGTTTGGCGGTGGCGGAAACAACGCCGATGAAAAAGGAAGCACCATTAGTATTTCCGAGTTGAAAGATTTGCAAAATGATAATATGCCAAATAAAACCAAACGCAAGCCTAAATCTGAAAAGAATACGATTAGTTTAGATATTTAATTCAAAATACACCAAAATATAATAAAGATATCGAAATATATTTTTATTATATATATTTTTATAGAGACACAAGAGACAAGACATAAAATACGAAACAATGATATCAATTATATGTCTTATACACAATAACGATAACCCATCACCTACATTATTATCATCGATTGACTCTGTAGTAGGTCAAACATTTCAAGACTGGGAATTAAAACTAGTATTTTATAATACACAGGCACCCGCGCCCACCCTAATACCTACATTCGAAGACAAACGAATCGAAGTAAAAAACTATGGAGAAGAATTTAAAACGTATGTTCAAACATTGTTACATGTTGTCAACAACGACGCAATGTATAACTATATTGGAATATTAGATGTGAGCGATATATGGGAATCAAACAAATTAGAACTTCAATTTGCAAAAATAAAAGAATTTCCGCGAATAGATGTAATTGGAACAAAAAGTAATTATGACACTGGTGATGGTATGGAATCTGAAATACCAGAAATACCAATCAATGGTTTATATAACTATAATCTTTTTAAAGTTAACCCATTTATAAATAGTAGTATTGTTTTTAAAAGAGATGTTTTGCGATATATACAACCGCAACAACCCAAAACGAATACGGGGATAGACATAGACATAGACATAGACATAGACCCGGATAAAATAACACTATTCTGTATGAACCAATTATGGCTTCAGTTAGCATTACAAGACTCGGTATTGTATAATATAAATCAAGTCGCTCTTACACATAAAACACCATATCAAATCAACCATTATAAAACATGCTACGCAAGCGAATACTTTAAAAGTGTGGTATCAGACTTTAAAAAAAACTATATAAGAATACGCTTTTTCAGTGACTTTTGCACATCAGAAACGTGCAAACAAAACTACGAACGAATGTGCCTTTATCAAAAACTAGACTACTATGGGAAAACAAAAAAAATATACATTACAACTACCGAAACATACACACACGCATTTTTATTAAACTGCCCAACACCATCAAACATTCAAGTTGAAAAGGAATATGTTGTAGGTTTTGCACATGAACCACCTGACAATTCTTTTTTACGTCTTTACTATAATAATTTTATTGAATTTGCACAAAAGAATATAGGCAAATATTTGATTGGTAGTGTAAATGTATTGCCATCGCCGCCGTTTTTAGGACACCATGGATTCCTTTTTCACGAAACACCCACACACACACACACACACACCCCAGCAATGTTAACAAACAAAACAAAAATAATGTCAATTATGGTTTCACATAAGTCGTATACACCCGGTCACAAATATCGTCACGCACTTGTAAGCTACATCCTGAAACATAAGTTACCAATAGATATATGGGGCAATGGGGCAAAAATGTATAAACAGCGATTCCCCGAAAATAATAACATATATGGCGATTTTAAATCTATGGCAGAAATGTGTAACAACTACATGTTTACGATTGCAATTGAAAATACATCTCATGACCACTATTTTAGTGAAAAAATAGTCAATCCATTTATGTATAACACTATTCCTCTTTATTGGGGGTGTAAAAAAATAGAAGAGTATTTTCCTAACTATTCTATCAAATTAACCGGTAATATAAATATGGATATGATTACGATCGGACGGGTTTTAAAAAATCCGCAGTATTTTATGGCAAAGCATAAAGCAAATATAGAAGAAGTATTAGACAAAGTGAACCTTATTAAAAATGTTGAAAGATTGTTGTGTTGATACATTGGCAAAATAAGATTAAATATACGAATAATTATAATTCATAAAATATACATAAATAGATAACGATAATAACTATAATAAATATAGACTACTTATCAATCAAATTAATCAAATTAACCAAATTAAAAATATGGATGATAAATCACAATATAAATTTAAGACGATTTGTTTTAAGGAAAATATGCACCTAAAACGTGAAAAAAGTAATAATATTTATTTGTTGCAATTTTTAGCAGAGAATAGCAACGTGAATTTGTATACCATGATAAATTTAGATATATACAACTTGATGTTTACATTGAATAAAGACAACTTTGAGAAAATTGAATTGCATGGTATGGTATCTACTACACTTTCATCAGGATCAGGATCCGAAAATAAAAATATAAACGAAGTAAATGTTCTTTTTCTTTTTAAACCATTTGCAAGCGAATTAGGGATAAAGCCTAAGTATATGTATGTAAGAGTTACAGAAGTTTGTGAACCACATAAAAAGACATATAATTGCGTGGATGTAGACTATCCAAACCCTGAAGAGTTAAAAAACTATGACAAAGTTGTAAATACGATATCATCTATGGTGGTAAATTTTGAATCGTATCATAAAATTAATATTAGTTATATTTTTAAAATAGATTTAAGTCACTCATTGCCTGTTTATATGGAAAATATTATGGGACTTATTATGAAAAAAGTGTTTCTGAATCTGAAACAATTTATTGAGTTGATACACTAATAAAAACCACAACCAACGCCAACACCAACGCCAACGCCAAATAATAATTGGACAATAATAAGTTTAAATATTATTTAATACCATATAATATACATACCTACATTTGCAATGTTAAAATATATTCAAGATAAATGCCCTTTTTTTTACAGAACTGATGCAAAAAAAAAAGACGATATCATAAATGACAACGACGCAGATGCAGACGCAGACGCAGACTCACAAGAGTTGCAGTTTCTACTCGAAAGATGTGACTCAGAATCTGAACCCGATGTAAACACCCCTCATAGCTACGCAAAAAATATACTAGAAAAAATCGGTTCATTTTGCATAAAAATAAAACCATCACTTGTTTCCGCGATGACAAAATCATATTTTATAACTTCTTGTATAGGAATATATGCAAAATATTACGTGCAGTATAAGTTTTCCAAAAAAACAAGTGCCGACTACAACTATATCATAATGCGCCTTGCCGGGGAATTGGCAGATAAAAATATATTCTTCACAAAAATATTTCAAGGAATTGCAAATAATGCGAACAATAAATTAATGAATAAAGAAATATTCAACTACTTTATTAATTATACGGACAACGTGAAATATGATGTGAACGAAATAGATTATAAAGGACTATTTGAACTGATAAGTATTGCAAAACATAATGGGGATGAACTTGTTATTCATGGTGGCGTAAGGAGCGAACCTATAAAATCTGGTGTCATTGCTCTTGTATATAAAGCTACTCTTAATGGGAAACATGTCATTATAAAATATCGGCGCAAAAATATTGTCGAGAAGTTTGAAAAGTCGATGAGCGAATTAGAACTTTTGGTAAATATAACAAAGAAACTGCCTTACTTTTGTAACCTGAATATATGCGATATTTTCGAGGAAAATCGCGAAATAATGACGGAACAACTTGATTTTTCGAACGAAGTTGATAATATACAAGTTTTTTATGAAAAATTCAAAGATGTAAAAGATATTTGTATTCCACACGTTTATTCGTATTTTACAGAAGCAAATGCAAACGCTATCGTAATGGACTATATAGAGGGCACACGACTCGAAAATATCAACGCAGAGGATAAAGATGAGTATTCAAAAATATTGTCAAGGTTTAATATTAAATCTTTTTTTTATGATTCGATATATCATGCAGATTTACACTCTGGGAATATTATTTTTATGAAAGAAAAAGACCAACAAGGTATAAATGACGTATTAAAAATTGGTGTTATTGACTATGGAATTATTGGAAAACTGACAAGAGAAGAACAGAATATTTTTTTCAACTTTTTTAAGATTTTAGTCTCGAGAAACTATGAGAAGCTTGCAAAGTATATCGTCAAGCACCTCTCTGAACCACTAGAGAAAGGAGAGAAAGGAGAGAAACATGATAAGTTAAATGAAAATAAAGAATCACTTACATCTACAAATGAAAAACTTATAAAAGATATTTACAATATATGTTATAATACATTGAGTGTAAAACAAATATTTTTCGGAGGACAAGAAATATACGAAGTGAATAAAATACTAAAAACAGAAGGTCTTACGTTTTCTAAATTCTTTTGTAGGTTTGAATTAGCGATTGCTATTTCGGAAAATGTTTGTAACTCGTTATGCAAAAATAAAACATATATCGAACAACTAATGTGCGTCTTTAAGGAGTTATTTAGTGGAAGCTATGATAGCATTTTTGACGATGAGGATGAGGATCAGAATGAAGTTGATGAAGAATGAAAATAAATAAACTATGTAGAATAATAATTATGTATAACAAATAATTATGTAGAACAATAAAATATATAAAACAATAAATATAAAGGTTATATATATTGTTTACTCGTTACACAAAATTTTACACAAAATGATAAACAGCGAACAAATTATAGAGATAACAAAATGCATATGTAGTTTAAAAACAGGTGACTTATTACTATGCGACAATCTTGAACAAAAAGGGCTTGGAATGTTTGGCTGGCTTATAAAGTATGGTTCGCAAAGTGACTTCTCACATATTGCCATGGTTGTTGTTAACCCCGATTTTACATATTTAGATAAACCATTGAAGGGTGTATATGTATGGCAATCCGGCACAGCACAGATACCCGACGCAGAAGATGGTAAGAGAAAAATAGGGGTGCAGCTTACACCGATTGTCGACTTTATAACCACGTATAAAGGGAAAATATATTTGCGAAGATTGCACGTTCACATGGCAGAAGATAGTATCGAAAACAATACAACTATGGTTACTATTGACACCGGTAGTACAGCATTGGTAGATAGTAATCGAAACCAAAACCATAACCAAAACTTGCTTATAAAGACGTTTTCAAATACGTTTGGTTATATCTACTCAGGATTCAGTATATTTAAATATTTGTTTTATAAAAGTAATGCGCGAAACGATATCGAATCAAATCAAGACACGACTGATACACATAAACACCGACACCCACACCTACACTATCATACAGAAGACCCATTTACACATGAAAAAATGAAAGAAATACATGATAGTGTTTTTAACAAACCTTATGATATCGTAGTGCGAGATTGGATTGAAGCGTATTGTAAAAAAGACCCAGACCCGCAAAAAATATCGCGCTTTTGGTGCAGTGCTCTTGCGGCATTTATATATACAAAAGTTGGATTACTGGATAAAAAAACGGACTGGAGTATAATACGCCCCAGTTTCTTTTCGAGTGAGAATCCTGAGCTAAATCGTAGTATTTTGATTGGTGCTGAGTTATCGAATGAAGAACTAATATGGTGCAGTGTTTGATTCGTCTCGGCAACTAGATACATACATACATACATAACCACGCATTATATATGTATTTTGATAACTAATACTAAACAGATACTAAACAGATATTTAACGCTTATTTCGCCTTGTTTTACGTTTTTTGTTACGATTATTCTTTAAATAATGCTTCTTCTTTGTAAACCGGGTTGTGGATATAGAAGTAGATGTAAGTTTCTTTATTTTTCTTGACTGGAGTTTATTATTTTTTAATGTTTTGTGTTTATTGGTATAACTACCGCCACCTTGTGCAGGTAATTCTATTTCTGCATATACAGGTAAATGGTCAGAGAAAAGAATTCCACCTTTTTTTGTGTCGTATTCTATTTTACCATTGTATGTCCAATATTTTGTAATCTTTAACTTATTCGAATAAATATGGTCATAAATTCCATTACTATAATTATTTGAACTACCTTTATGTTCTACACAGCAAGTTCCGGTAGCATCAGCACTAGTATTACCAACTTTAAGTTTTAAACTATTTTGAGCTTTTTTATCAAATTTTCCTGAACTATTCGAAAAAGGTCCTTCACCATATTTTCCAGATGACAATCTTTCACTAAGTTTTACTAAATGTGTTTCTGCATTATCAGGAGGCATATTAAAGTCACCTGCAAATATGATTTTATAATCTTTTAACTTCTGAGGAATTCTTTTTCTAAGCATATCTCCAAGTTGTCGGAATGTATAATCTTGCAAATTATCGTATTCTGCATTTAATTGTCCTACATCTTTTATTTTTTTATATATTTCAGTTTGAACAGCCGAATGAAATGGGGTTGTGAATTGGGAATTATATTTATATTTAATCTTGTCATGTGGAGGAAGACTTCCACTTTCATTTTTTTCACCAATATTAATGAAATCTCCTTGACCACTAGGATTTTTTGATACTTTTTGTAAGTAAGGGTTAAAATTACCACCATGTGGTCCATGTATATTAATTAAAATCATTTGTCTATCATCAAATACTAATACTATATAAGGTCTTCCTCCACCGGATATTTCCCAGAATTGAGTAGTGTCACCATCAATTGCATATGATGGGTTATTTGGATAACCTGTTAAATTCCCCATATAATATTGTGTTGCAGGATTAGGAAAAAAATTTCTAGAACATAGTGTAATTATAGTTTCACCTTGCGCGTTAACACTATATACGTAATATTCAAGAAGTGGACCTTTCCCTCCAGGAGGAGCATATGTCATCGTAAATGGAATTTGTGTTGTTGGAACATTAGTATCACTAAATGTTACACCATAATTTTTAAAAACTTCTTGTATTCGACTTGTAAACTCTTGCAAAAATATAACTTGAAATCCTTCTTTTATTTGTGTCATAATTTCATTCATAATATTTTCTTGACACACATTTGTAGTTTTTCCATCCTTGGTGACATTACAATACTGCATACCTGGTTCTTGATGAGTACCATCTTTTTTTATTTTTTGAGCACTAAATGGTTTATACCAAGTATTAAATGACATTACTTTTAGAGTAGTAGCAGGAGTAGAAGCAGGTGGTGACATAGATACGGGTGCTGACACTGAACCAATTTTTGATATACCATCTTCTAACACTTTTTTAAATTCGGTAATTAAGTTAGGCGCTTTAGTAGTAAAATCTGTAACTTTAGTAAAATTTATACCAAAAGATTTGCTATTTTTTGAAAGTGTTCCATTATTATCCATATCATCAAATAAATAAATTTTAAAATCACCTATTTTTTGAGTATGGGTTCCATTATATTTTTTCTTTGTAATTAAACTTTGTGCATAAATACCATAAGGCTTAAATCCCTGTATATGAATAACATTCCAATCCACATGAACTACAAGCTTTGTATCTGATGGAAATTCTTCTTTTGCTTTTTTATATTGTTGTGCAATAATAACAGGATTCATAAAATAAAAATATTCAGAATTATTAAAAAAAACTTTATCAGTAGATCCAAAAAATTTTTCAGTAAAGTCTTCTTGGTTATATGTAGTATTCGCAGTTACTATCCATACATAGTTATCACTTTGAATAACCTTTTTCATATTTTCAATAATGTTTTTTCTACGTGTAACATCTTGGATGTCCGTAGATAATGTATTAATAGTGCCATTACGAAATAATGTATCATCAATATCAAATGCAAAAATGTATTTTGTTATCGGAGCAGGAGCAGGCTTAGGCGTAACAGGAGCAGCAGCTTTTGCATCCGCAGCAGCCTTTGCTTCCGCAGCAGCTTTTGCTTCCGCAGCAGCTTTTGCTTCCGCAGCAGCCTTTGCATCCGCGGCAGCCTTTGCATCCGCGGCAGCTTTTGCTTCAGCGGCAGCCTTTGCTTCGGCGGCAGCTTTTGCTTCAGCGGCAGCTTTTGCATCCGCAGCAGCCTTTGCTTCGGCGGCAGCTTTTGCTTCAGCGGCAGCTTTTGCATCCGCAGCAGCCTTTGCATCCGCGGCAGCCTTTGCATCCGCAGCAGCCTTTGCTTCAGCGGCAGCCTTTGCTTCGGCAGCAGCTTTAATTTTAGCAGCAGCAGCCTCTTCTGTAAGTTTTTTGGCAGCATCAATCTCTTCCTGAGTCGTTGCAGCAGCAAGAGCGGCAGCAGCAGCAGCAGCCATTTTTTCAGCATCTTGTTGAGCTAGGAGAGCAGCAGCAGCCATTTTTTCAGCATCTTGTTGAGCTAGGAGAGCAGCAGCAGCCTTTGCTTCCGCATCGGCTTTGGCTTTCGCAGCAGCCTTTGCATCCGCGGCAGCCTTTGCATCCGCGGCAGCCTTTGCATCCGCAGCAGCCTTTGCATCCGCGGCAGCCTTTGCATCCGCAGCAGGCTTTGCATCCGCAGCATCAGCATTAGGAACAGCACTACTGGAAACAATAGGTAGAGCCATACTAGAAGGAATGATGCTAGTGGAAAGAGTAGAAGCAGGAAGCATCTTTTGTATCTCATATAAACTCATTTTTTCATCTTCATATGGAACTGCTGCAAGTTGTGCTTTTTTTAATGCTTCGTCATCTGCCAATTTTTTTTCTTCTATACTAGCTTTTACTTGGTCAACATGAATTTTTATTGCCGGCGTAGTTATATCAAAAACGCCACCAATCGCAACACTATTTGACGGGTTTGCGTTATTTGGAAATATAGGAAAATTCGGTTTAGTATTTCTAACAGGAATCATTTTGTGCATTATTTTGCTGTCATCGCATATTTTAAAATTATCACAACAAATTATCAACTCAGATATTGATTTTTTTGAACCAGATGAGTCTTCTAGAGGATAAAAGTCACCAATTAACTTAGGGTTAAATTTATTAAAACCAGCTACCCTAATCTTACCTACACGTAAATATGTTAATATAATCATAGTTTTTACAAATTTATCAAGTGGGCCTCTCTTTGCACCATATATATCAATACTTTTTCTCCACGCAATTCCTTTATCTGTTGTCAATAATTTTAATGCAGAGTTAAAATTAGGCTTAACATCAGAACCTGTAACCATATCATCTCTAAAAAGTCCAGAAACAATAAAGGGATTATTTTTTAGATTAGTAATTCGCAAACCATATGACTGCATATTAAATCGTAGCTTATAAATAAATACGATCATTAAAACAAGTTGTATAACATCTTTTGGTAAACTATCTTCTAGTCCTACTTGTTGTTTTTGAGATATATCACTAGTATCAAATTTTATATTGCAAATTCCATATAATGGATTACTATTAAAATCGGATTTTGGTATATATAATGTATCTTTCGTATCAAAACATGGCATTGGTGGAGCACCAGGCGGAACGGGGGGTTGAGGTTTTTTTATTAGCCTACCATACCCGTCTACTTCCGTGGTGTCTTTATCATACCACGATGGTGCTCCACCTACTTGACCTACTTGACCTTCTTCATTGTCTTCATCGTTTTCATCGTCTTCATCGTCTTCATCGTCTTCATCGTCTTCATCGTCTTCATCGTCTTCATTTTCTGAATTTTCTTCATATGAATTACTTTCAAGTATTTCTTTTTCGTCATTTTCAAATTCTTTTTCTTCGCTATTCATTTCTGAATGTACTTGTTCATCATCAGTTGGTTGTTGGTTTAATTCAAGCTCCACGGGAGGAACCTCTGCCACAGGTTTAAATTTAATATAGACCATAGATGCAAAAGACTTATTTCTACACATAGAGTTATATTGATCTTTAAATTTTTCTGATGTTGAAGAAAATTCTGGAAAACTTTTATAAAATCTTTGTTTTACTTTTTCTGAACAAAAAGCTGCTCCTATTCGAACATCATAACGTAGTTTACTTTCTATTTCAAATTTACTTTTTTTAACCATGGTTAAATTTCCAAGCGCAACTTTTTTATCGTATTCAGGATATAACATATTTGGAGAACCAAGTAAACTAAGGTGAGGATTTTTGTTAAAATCATCAGAAGTATAAAACACTTGTTCAAAAAAGTAAACAAAATCGTATGAGTCTTTATATTTTTCATATATATCACTAACGCAATTCAGGCCTTCGGCGTCATGTGTAGAAATTAAAGCATCATGTATTTTACCAAAATAAATATTAAGACGTTCTCTATAAGTTAATAATTTATTAATATCACGCAATGTTTGTATCTGATCATCGCTCAAGTTTCCATCTTTAATACATTGATTATATACTGCAATAGAACATTGCACATTTTGAAAACAATAAATATCTGCCTGGCATTCATCCATCGCAGAAAACAACCTTTGTTTTCGTTTATCCCACGTGTTATCATTTTTCCATGCAACACCAGCAAATGAATTTTCAATCTTAAAATAAAATGCTTGAAGCTCTTCCTCCCCAAGTAGTGAATACTGAATAAGTGACACTTGTAAAACACCAGGGTCAAGTGGAGACATCAATGGATTTTGTATTGACTTAATCGCGTTTTTGATAAAAGAAGGAACTATTTTATTAAGTATACCTTCACCTTTGCCTTTGCCTTTTCCAAAAGTCGGGAGTGGTAAAAGTGCTTTCCATTCTTCCAACGTTTTAGACTCAAAATTATTTTTCCATTCATTGCGTATAATTGCACCCTTTACTCCACACGATTCTAGAAATGTCCCTTTTCTATCACTTGGAAGTTTCCCCGGCTCTAATTTTTCAAGAAATAATTTTAAATTTATATAATAACTCGCATTCATGCGTTTTAGTAACTTAGATTTATCTTTAAGTTGTTTAAAAGTATCATCCCAGTCTACTGAGTTTATAATATATTGAATACCCGAGTAACTAAATGAATTCTTATATGAAAAAAATATACCCAACATAAATTTTATATTATGTTTTATGATATCGTCAATTTCATTAATTGAATCTGGTGATAAAATTTTTTTTAATTCATCCATGCGATTATCCTTATTAAAATAGTCAGCTCCAATTTGACTAGCATCGGCAATTTGTGATATTATTTTTTCTTGTTGTAAAATTCCAATAGTTAATTGTAGTAAATTGTTTTGATTTTTTGATATTACTATGTTATCTGTTATTTGTGTACCTGTTAATACATTGTAAATAGTTACTATTGGAACGATAACAAGTTCACCCGATGCAAGTGTAGTTCTACTTTTTGAATTTTGAATAATAGTCTGCATATTATTTTGACTTACTTGAACTGCATAAACAATAACAGGTAAAATTTCTTTATTATTTTTTATTTTATCTAGTTGTTTTTTGTAAAAATCAATCTCTATATTTGAGTTTTTTAAAATATTTTCTTTGTCTAGACGTAACATTTTGTTTTTATTATTCAGGTCTGTATCTTTTTGTATTGTTAATTTATAATCTTCTACTACCTTTTTGTCTGTATCATCTAAATTTGATTCTTTAATTAACGCACTAAGTGATTCTTTCATATCTTCAATATGTTCGTTTAAGGCTTCAATTTCTTTTTTAAGTGCATCAATTTCTTGTTCAGTTTTTTTTTTTTTACTAACTTCATCTTGGTATTGTTGACCAATCTTTTTTTCATCAAGAATTTCGCCACTTTGTTCAGGAGGAGGCTTATACAATAAATATTTTGATGCAATACTTTGAGGAAAAGATGTTCCTGTTTTTGAAGAAAATTCTTTTGTAATTGTTTTAGTAATAACATCTGATTTTGTTACTTCAGTTTCATTTTCAATGCTTACTTGTGTATTTCCAATTATATTTTTAATCGTATTATCAACATAACCTCCAATTAAACTATACTCATTGCCATCTTTTACCATTAACATCATTGGTCTATTTGCATTTGTATTTCTACCTGGTCCTGATAGTTGTGCCTGTTGACGCGATTCTTGTGGGGATGGAATAGTATATAAAAATATAAATGCTTTTCCTATTTTTTGCGGAACTGCATTTGTAGACCAAAATTTAATTTCTGCTCCTTTTACATTTTTATTTTTATATTCTTTTAGAGTTGGTTCTGATGACTTCTCACGAGTAGCCTCTCCAAAAATTTTTCTAAATTCAGTTTCGATAGGAGTTGGTGGGACTACTTTTTCTACACCATCTACATTTTTTTTAGGTGGACCCAGTGCATTTTCAACATTTATAGATTTATTACTTGTATCTCTTATCGTGACAGGATTACCTAGTTTTTTCAAAAATCCTCTAAATGATCGAAGGTTAAAAAAAGTATCAACTTGGCTTTTTAACGTAGAGTAAGGTGGAAAACCAGCATTTGAAAATTTAATAAGTGAAGCAATATAAGGTTCAGCATTCGGGTCTACACGACTCGAAATACTTGTTGCTTGAAGATTAAGACCACTTACGCCACCCATACCCATACTACCCATACCATACATGGGTTCAGCACCACCACCCATTACTTCGGTAGGTCGGCGAACAAGTTGTTGCTGCATTCGTTGCTGTTGCATTTGTTGCTGTTGTTGCATTTGTTGTTGCATTTGTTGCTGTTGTTGTTGTTGTTGTTGTTGTTGTTGTTGCATTGGTTGTTGTTGTTGCAGTTGCATTGGTTGTTGAAATTGTTGAAGTGGGGGTTGTTGTCCCATCCCCGTCCCTGTAGTTATTCCGCTAGTTCCCGAAACGCCACCACTACCACTAGACAACTTATTTGCAACTTGTTCATTTTTTATTGTTTTTTGTGTTTTTTGAACTTCGCTAGGTGTTTCTGTATATCTTCGCGTATAATACACACTTGGCATTTTACGTTTTTTAGTATTACCTGAAGTATTTTTTACAAATATTTCAGGGTCAATGTACATTTTTAGTGTTCCGATAATATATTTATTAATAGCTTCAGTTTGTTTTTTATTTTCTTGTACAACATCTTCACTATCGTTATCATATCGCGATGACATATTTATATGTATCCTATGTTATGTATCCTATATTGTATTTATATGATACGAGGTTATATATTATACTATACGAATAATATTATATATAATAATTATTTAATATTTATTTGTGTTACTTATTTAAAACTTATTCAAGTCATACGACTCTAAATAGTTTAACTGATTTTGTTTAAATTTCTGAACTTTTGCTTTTTCTAATACTTCCAATGCGTCATTTATTTCTTTTTCGGACAAAATCTTATTATCCACTAGCTCATTCATTCTACGCGAATGAATAAATTTCTTCGGCAGTAAACAATACCTGCTCTTTTCATTAAAAATAAAATCGGCTAAAACTATAAAAACTGCAGTTAATCCAAGTGACATATAAATATTTCTTGTCGCCATCCACGATATGGTAAAAACCAAAATTTCTTTTGTAAGTGCATATTTAATATACGATTCTGTAGACTCGTCTAAATTAAGTTGGATATATCTTGAACCAATATTTAAACAAATCATCATAATACCGGCAAAGAAAGTGCTGGAATTTAACGAGTTAATGCTATTATTTATTATGCCAAACATGATTGATTATTTTTGTTAGTTTGTTAGTTTGTATTATTAAAATATATTACTATATACTACCTATATAATTATTAACTATAAAATTATTAATTATATAAAAATCATAAATAACATGCATATTGTGAATATCGTGAATATCTATAATTTATTACATAATAAATTAAAAACAGGAGATGTTTATTTACACAATTGCGAATACGTATTTAACATCCATTGCCCGTCTTGTTGCAAGTGGCGATCTAACTTATGATTATTTGAAACATTTTTACCCGAAGTAATAGTTCTTCTAATATTGGGATTATCACAAATTTTTTTTTTAATACTTTCCTGTAAACACTGCGACATATTTAAAACATGATTATTACCATTATGAGAACATCCACTTATTGAGTTTGTATTAACATTAGGATTAAAACCACTTAGATATGCAATACGCCAGTTATTATTATAGTTTTGATAGTATTTGCTAGTGTCAAGAGAGCATAACGCAGTTTGTAACTTAATATTTGCTGATGCAATATCAATGCTATACTTATTACTAGAACCGGATTTTATTATATCATTCCATCTTTTTAACTTATCTTGATTTGGTGAGGATGAATTTTTTGCACAATAATATTTTTTTAAATAATCAAACACTTCACGATTACTTGTTGTATCTTTAATAGAAGTATTTGATGTGACTAACAAATTTTTTGCTAGTATATCTTTCGGAAAAAATCCTTCATATAAGGGCATAGATGTAATTATAATAATTGCTACAAATAGTAACCCAAGAAGTATACTATGTTTTGAAAAATAGATTATCAATAATACTAAAACTACTCTACCCATAAAACAACTATACGCATAATTATATATCGACGGGACAAAAATACTTAGTAATATAAATATTAAAATAGAATAAAAAAATATACCAGTCATTTAATAATATATATTTAGAAATAAAAATAGAATTAATAGTACTATTGTTATTTATAGTTTCACATGAATACTTTTTTTTTTAATAACAGACAAACTAGTAACTATTCTACTCCTACTCCTCCTACACCCTTGCTTGTATCTCTTGATACTAAAACAATAACTGCGTCCACATCCACAACCAAGGAAATTGGTTTTATAATATTACGACACGTAAATAGCACCATAACAAATCAATATTGGAAAGAATGTTACAGCAGTATACGAAAATTTTACCCATCTAATAAAATCCTAATTATTGATGATGATAGCAATACACATTTTTTGAAATGTGACGAAACAGAACTAAAACTTGACCATACAACGACTATTCAAAGTGAATATCCAAAAAGAGGTGAATTTTTACCCTACTATTACTATTTAAAAAATAAATTTTGTGATACTGCAGTCATTTTGCATGACTCTGTTTTTATACAACAACCTATTAACTTCCACGTAGACGAATATAAAATGTTATGGCATTTTCCATCATATCTTATGAAAGATGGTCAGTCTTCTGAAAAACAAATAGAACAAATAAGAGCACTCGATCACCAGGGACTAAACAACATGTATGAATATTTTTACTTGAATAAAAATAACGGATGTTTTGGCGCTATGTCAATTATTACATACGACTACCTGAGCGAAATAAATAATATATTTAAAATAGATAAACTAATACCGCATATAACATGTCGTATATCAAGGTGTGCATTTGAAAGAGTTTTTTCATTTTTACTAATGTATAAACATAACGGAGGAAATGTGGTAAGTGGAGGCAGTATGTGGAATAGTAGAGGTAATATAAAACATCACTCTTTACTAGGAGATATAGTAAAATATTGTAGATGGGGAATTACATATGAAGAATATATTAAATATAAACATAGGATGAAACTTCCAATCGTAAAAGTTTGGACAGGAAGGTAAAATAGTATTGTTGTTATTTGTTGTTATTTGTTGTTAATTTCCGTTTTTTTTTTAAAATAATATCTCATTTTTTTATAGGAATGACATTACCTTTAGCACTATCTGCTTCATCGTATAATGAAGATGATGCAAGTGGAACAACGATTCAAAATTCTAAAGCGTTGTATATGAGTAGAAATAATTTAGAAATAACTAAAAATAATGATGATAGTAGTAATAATACAAAAAATAAAAGTAACTATAGAAAAACTATAAAACAAAAACAAAATATTCCAAATAATTCAAAACTTTCGGCACTTTTAAAGTCAATGAATGAAGCGTCTGATAGCGAGGATGATGATAATAATAACTATCAAGGAGGTAAAACTAGCGGCAACACTAGCGGCAACACTAGCGGTAACGGAGTGGATAGTAGTAATACAGCAAACTATATGTCTTCCAACTATTTAGGTATAAATAGTAACCAAAACAACAACGATACAACTTATATCAAAGATATTCCAACAACGAATGGTAACCCAATTTCTAATAATATGTATAATTCATTGCCAAGCAACTATGCAAACCAGTATTATAATCAATTTGTGTCAGCAGCAACTAAAGGATACGGAAGTGGTCTTGGTTCGGACGACTCGTTAACTAGTGGTGTATCCATGTCTATGCCCAAAAATGAACTTATTGAAAAATTAAACTATATTATCGACTTGCTTGAAGAACAACAAGACTATAAAACAAATTCAATTTTAGAAGATTTGATACTATATGCATTTTTAGGTATCTTCATTATATTTATTGTTGACTCATTTTCCAAGTCTAACAAGTATGTCAGGTAAAATAAATAATATTTATTTTAGTTTGAATATTTAGATATTTAGAATATTTATTTTTTATTATAGTATTATATAATAAATATGCCTTCCATTTCCAAAAAGTATAGTCGCAAACGCAGACATAGTCGCAAACGCAGACATAGCCGCCGGATGCGGCGTAAGAGTCGCCATTCATCATACCAACGTCGTCGTAGAAACATGTTTGGCGGCGATGGTACTTATGAAGTTAAAGCATTTGATGCGGGAAATACTAGTAATGAAGGTAATTTAAAAGCTTTATTCAAACTTATCAATCTGGGTTATGTTATAAAAGGTACATATGAACGTTATTTTACAACTGAAAAGTTTACACCTGCCACGTTGGATATATTGTCGAAAACTTTCACCAGGATATCTTTAGATGGTGGTATATCTTTACAAAAAATTGAAAGTGATTCTAGTTCTATGAGGATAGAAGTAAACCAAGAAGAAAACGAAGAAGTAAACGGAGAAGTAAAAGGAAGAACTGGTACCCTTATCGGTCAAGTTATGTTAACACGTAACTATAGTTATGTTAACACGTAAATATTATTATAAAGATATTCAAAAAGAACCCCCGACATGATTGAAATGTATGAAATTTTTGAACAATTTATTTTATATACCATATTTAAAACTTATTTATATATATAAATTTTATATAATTTTTATATAAATTTTATACTTGTAACAAGATTAATTCGCCGGTTTATACAATATATACAAAAACTGGTATGGTTTGCTATTCGACATTAAATTGTATTGTGCGAGCATATTAAATCCAGAATCTTTTGCCTCGCTTAAAATAACACTTTGGTCGGGTGTATAAAAATTCGTTGTTTTGTTATATTTTTTACCTGATTTCTTATTTGTAAAAACTTCATACATTTCAATCATATCGGGATCATATGTATTCATACGAATATTTGATTTGTATACATAACTACCTACTACTGCATCATTATTGCCCATGACATTTACAGCAGGTCTTTTGTCAAATAGTTTAGAAATAGTAGGCGAGAATCGTCTTTCTTTTGCAGACATTACTTGCGTGTCATAATATCCACCCACATTTATTAAATGAATTGCAAAATATCCGCCAGGTGCCAACCAACGATATGCATTTTCAAACAATGCACGTCTATTTTGTATTGTGTATATAGTAAAATCAAGAATAGATATTAACGTAAACTGCTCTGGTTCAAAAACAAGCTGATTCATTCCATTTCCTAAAACATATTTATTTCCAGGGTATTTGTTCATTGCTGATATAATCATATCTTTTGAATTTTCAAGTCCATAAGCATTATAACCTTTATTTGCAAGCGCATCTACATGTTTGCCCGTTTTAGAACCAATCACTAGTGCATCTGTTTGACGAACAGGTTGTATTTTATTTAAAATAATACCAACTATATAGTCATCTACTAAATCTCGGTAAAATAAGTCTTGGTATATCGTTGCATAAAACTGATCGAATGACTGATAGTCGTCGTCTGTATCGCCTGTATCGCCTGTATCTCCCAGATCTATATCACTCACATCAGCAATAGTAATATCTTTATTTATAGTAAAACCTTCTCTTTTAAAACTAGGTATTTTATTGGCTTCTATAAAAAACAGACGATAAATATATACAAATGATATAAGTATAATAATAAAAATAGATACTATTATCCAATTTGATGTTGTATTAATTTTATTAATTATAGTATCAAAAATAGTCATAATTTAGTTTATAGTAGTAGTATATTTATCCTTATAATATTTATATGTATTATTATTATATTTTTTTATAAAAAATTAATATAATGGAAGGCGAATATCAAATTAACGACATACGGATAATTGCAGACTTTAAAGGAGAATCATTTTCAAAGTATAAAAAAACAGATGTAAGAAAAGAACTACTAAATAGTATACTGAATAATAAAATAGAACACGCATGTAACTGGAGCGCCGAACTTATTTGCGCAGGTCAGTTTCTCGACTTATGGGATATTATTTTAACATTTTTAGGAAAACATATTCATTTAGCAAATCCACGACTCGCAATATATGTTGACCTACGTTATGAAAATTTCAAAAGTATTTTGTCATCGGGTTATCAGGATGATATTCTTCGGTTAAGAAATAGCCCAAAAATAAGAGCGTTATTCGCAGAAGTAATTTGCATCTTATGTTTTAGTAATAAAAAACATAGTTTCCAAGGCATTAAAATAAACAAACAAGAAGAATATGACATAACGCAAATGACAAATAAATTAAAGGCACCTTCGGTTTCATTTGCACAAGTAATATATCGCAAAGATGACCCTAAAGAGTTATTTATTGCAATCAATGAGTTTGCATATCATCTTTCACCAGAGTCGAAAAATAGTCTACAAGCATGTTTTTGGTTAGAATGGGTGCTGGAATTTCAAAAAATATGCGCAAATAAAAAAGAGGTATGTTTATGCGAAAGAAGAAGTATTATTCCTGTAGACGATAAATACCAAATGGATCCAATATGGATTCTATGGGAAATAATTACAAACTACGCTGAAAAGTCAAATAATAAAATAAAAGTTAAAATTATTCAAAGTATTTTGAAATTGTATTGTTTGAAATATACACCTGGTGTGAAAAAAAGAAGACGTTATTTGATTTACTATGCTATTTCTATTTTGACCGAAAAATATGACGAAAAAATAGAAATTATAAAGGACAAAGAAGGGGTCGAAATCGTTGTTAAAAAGATCAACGCAGTTTATAAACAAATTAAAAAAAATGAAATCGGACCAAAAGTCGACTACTTAATGGCTGATATTCGCAAATCAAGTATTGAAAAATCAATTGATAAGATGCAACTACTGAATAAATACGATTTTGGAATGCGAGAAACTGAAAATGATTAATATAATTTGGGAGGCTAGGAGGCTGGGAGGTTAGGAGATCTGAGTGTAGTTAAAACATCTTCTTCAGTTTATAAGTAAGAAGTGTAACAAGAAAAAACAAAATTGCACCCCATAGTGTATCTATAATCGCGGTTTTAAAATTATAGTTTTTAAATATTGCTAAATTGGTAAAATCAAAAATACCATATGTGCAAAAACCGAGAATAAACGCATCAAATGGAGACTTGTTTACAGATATAATAAAATAATTAAGAATAATTGCCATTAACACATACGTAAATATTGCAGGAGGCATTTTTGCAACGAGTTTTGTTTTTTGTATTGCGAATACGGCTTTTTCGAAAACCGGTTTTCCTATAAAGTATAAATATATCGCATCAACTGCGACTAGTAATGCCGACGAGACTATAAATGTATTCATGGCGTGATTTTATTGTGTTTGTATTCGTCGTCGTTGTAGTTGTGTTATAAAGTAGTATTATAAAATATTTTATACGTATATGCAAAATATTTTATAGTTATATTGTAATATGACAAAAAAAGGTTCACGCTCTAAAAAATCCAAACGTTCTTCATTTTTAAAAACATTATATGGTGGTGAAGGCGAAAGCAAAGAAGAAAAACCTAGAGAAGCCGGTGTAGAAAAACCATCGGCGTTTTCCGGAATTTTAAATAAACTTTCAACTTCACTATCCGGCTCGCGTTCCGGTTCGACAAAGCCAGGCGAAGATTACAACGCCGCAAATGACGAAGATAAAAATGATGATGCGTCTTTCCCTATATCGTTTTCATCGTCAGTAAAGACCGAAAATAAAACTGAAGACTATGCAGGAACCAAAGAGACATCATCTTCTACTTCTACATTATGGTTCATATTTAGAGTAGTTGTTGTTTTACTACTTGTTCTTATATTTGCTTTACATTTTACTGGATATTTAGACAATTTAATTGCATGGTATACAAATACTTTAGGTCCATATATTAACCCCTTGTTTGTTTCTATTGGATTAATGAAGTCTAGACCAACTATAGACGCATCTACAAACGGCAAAAAATCCGCTACCGGAACAAATTCTATTCCTCAACTTGCCCAAAATGTAGGAACTGCTCCTGTATCAACTGCTACGCCTGCACCTCCACCTCCCGTGCCAACTAATACAAAACAACAACCAATTCGTCAACTTGATAATATAAAACCGATTCCAATACAACCAGACCAACGAAAAACCCCCCTTCAAAATGTAGGTGATACGATGCGACCGCCCGCTACACAACCTGCAAAATATCAAGAAAAAGAAAGCCGCGAACAAGCTCGTCAAAGATCAATACGACAAGCTTTAGAATATGCAAAAAAAAATCAGAAACAACTTCCAGCTCAAGATCCAAACCGAATTCCGGGACCAAAATCAGGATTTTGTTATATAGGTGAAGATCGCGGATTTAGAAGCTGTATCGAAGTCGGAGAAAGCACCAAATGTATGTCGGGCGAAATATTTCCTACAAGGGAAGTATGCGTAAATCCTAGACTGCGGCCATAACATAAATATGTTGCATAAGTTTATAAATAGTAAATAATTTTTACCATCATCGTGATAATAATATTATATCATTACAATATATCATTACAATATAATATTATTAGCAAGTATGGCATCTTCGCCCACTGCTCCTACAAATCTGGTTGCTACAAATCTTATTTCAAATACACCTTCAAATGGCTCCATCGTTTTAACCTGGAATCCTTCCACACAAGTGCCGCCTCAAACTATTTCTTACTATGTTGTTGAATATAAAATATGCGAATTTGGTGGATGGTTGACATACTCTACAACTATCCCGTCACCAACAACTTCTGCAACATTAAGTAACATAACTATTTCTTCAAATATTGCAAATAATGTGCCTTATTTGTTTAGAGTTTATGCAGTGAATTCAGGTGGAACACGAAGCAACCCTTCAAATACAACTATTGCAACAAGCTATAATAATAACGCCCCAACGCGTTTATGGTCTAGATTTAATATAAATTGTCCAGGAAATATTACATCGTTTGATAATTTAACTCGAGATATGCTTCGCAAGGGACAGATATTACAATATCCGGTTGTCGGAACATTAAAATTTACGCGCGCAACACTATGGTCAATGGCGGCAAAAAATCAACTCACGCGTAAAAAGGCATGGGCTTCGCAATCCCAACTATACACATACCCAAATACTACAAATATTAATAATCAACCAGATGTTGGTTTAAGACAGACACCGACGTCATTGGTTTGTTGGACGCCTCCGCCAACACTGATATGCAATTCATCTAGTGCATCAGATGTTCCAGGAAATCCGACAACACTTTGTATTTCTAAAAATGCACCATTTGATAATTTTAGGCGCCCTGTTACATATTCCTCCGGTGGAACAAAATTTCCTGTATTCTTTTCAAAATAAAGCATGATTTGTTCTATGAACTATTTGTATAGTAATAAATAGTTCATAATATAGTAAAATAAAAACTAAATTTTATGATGCAGTTTGGTCAAAATACCATCGATTTGATAGAAATCTTGGCACAGAATTAGTCAAGTCAAGTGCCTTTGAAACAGGTTTTAGATTTGGACCTACAGAAATAATATCTTGTATTTGTGTAACGCTGATTGAACGATTAAAATATGTTAAATTTGATAAGTATCCACTAAATCCGCCATTCAATGATACATGAACATCATCGTAGTTCTGTTTTACAACCTCTGTCATGATACGTCGCTTTACAAGACGCCCGTTAACATAGATATCACAATTCTTAGACTGAACACGTATAATAATATTTATCCACTTTGTCATAGGTAAATCCGTAACTTCTATTACTTCTTGATAAGGGTTATTAAATGAATTCATTATTACCCGAAATCCGTCATAGTTAGGATTAATATAAAGCCCTGGTGCATTGTTTGGAGTGGATGTTCCTGGAAATTCACCGCTAGGTGTAGATCTAGATGTATTGCCTTTATTAAAAACATGGTGATAAGAATCACTATCTTGAAATCCATTCAAGTAGAGCCAGACGGACCATGTAAATTCAATACCATCCTTTTCATTCTCAGAGCGAATAATAGTTATTGAAGCCTTATTATTTGGGTCTTGTGATATCGTAGTAGATACTGAACCATTTTGCAACCCATTGACTAATACAACTTTTCCACTTGGGGAAAATATCCATGTAATAAATGATATCATTAATCTAAATAAAATAACAAATCCAATTACAACCATCAACAAAAATGCCAATTTAGCAACCCAACTATTTGATTCAAGAAAATCCTTTGAACCACTCACCATATTTTTTGATGAAAAGTCAGTAAATGATGCAGTTTCATTAGCCCCCGCTCCATCACCTAAACCAGCATCCGTAGATGCATCACCAGAAGATTCTTCTTTTGCGTTTGTATTTGATGTATCTGCCATTATAATCTAAAGTGTTGTTATTATATTATTTATATATTATTTATATATTAGATTATTTATATATTATTTTTTTTGGGTTATTATTTTAGATTATTATTTTAGATTATTATTTTAGATTATTATTTTAGATTATTATTTTAGATTATTATTTTAGATTATTATTTTAGATTATTATTTTAGATTATTTATATTTTTGGATATAAAAATATATTATTTTTATATCTATATTATTTTTGATAAACTGCTAAATGCTAAACTAATAACCGATAATACTATATTTTAAAACTTTTTATTACATTATTATCTTTCAAAAATGAAAATTCTAACTTGTATCTCTGGAACAAGTTGTTCAATCCAAATGCGGAATTGGTATATCCTCTTGCATACGTATTCCATGCATCTTGTGGACTAATAATATCTGGATTATATAAAACGCTTGCAATATATCCTGCAAATCCTACCAGAGTTTCTCCACCTGGGCACTTGTTGCCATTTCCATTTGAACCACTTCCACCAATATAAATAGTACTTCCTGATCCTATGGGTGATGCTACATTCGCAAGCGAACATGTTCTTACCAATTTACCATCCATATAAATATCTACCGCACGATTATATACACTAATAGAAATATTTACCCACGACTGAACAGGGAAATTAGTAACACTGCACGTAGATTTCATATTTTTTGATGGTGTAATGTAGCTTGATGCACTAATCGAAGATTCTGAACTTGTCACATTTACGTCTTTTACATATATGTGCAAATCATTTCTAGTAGGGTCTAAATATAGTTGAAAAATAGTTTGGTTTCCTCCACCTATTCTTGGTGGTTCTTGTATACTTATTATATTCTTAGCAGCATTAAAGTTTTTATTCCAGTCATTAATGTATACCCATACAGAGAATGAATAATTATTTAATCCACTTTGTGCTACATCTTTTCCTGAAATGCAATTTAAAGTATCAGCGGACTGAAATGACATCAATACTTTTATGGATGTAAATAAAAATGTCCATATTAAATATAATATTATAACAACTATTACAACACCTATTATTAATTTTAAATCCATTTATAATATACATCTAGAAATTTTCTAAAGAAAAATGTTTTATTTATTTTATAAAATGATTTATTTTATAAAATGATTTATTTTATAAAATCATTATAAATATAATAAGTTCATACTAATTAGAAGTAGGTGGGTTAAAATTTTTTAATGACTCATAAATAATTCTTATATTTTCTGCAAGTAATGGTTTTTTATAATATACTAAACTACATGCTTCTCCATATATACCTGGATACGACCCAATATGTATCGATTTGGGATTATTCAATGGTATAACTTCTGGTGTAGATGTTACTAAACTACCATTTATAAATATATCCATATTCCCATCTATAAAATTTACAACTACGTGGTTCCATCTTGAATACAATACTTTTACTTCACGCGTATTATCTTTATTTGGAAATATAAATATTTTTTTACCCCCACCTATATCATTAACATCTACAGCAAATAATAATGTTCCTTTTTGGGCATTAAATAATATATTTGGCACACCACCAAAGTTTACAAGTGATGTATTTTCAATATATGCTTCATTCGTATTATTTGGAACAGGGTGAATATATATCCAACAAGATACACTATAATTTGTCCTCTTTGTTTCAGATAGAAGAATTTGTGGAATATTCACACGTGTTTTCATTTCCATAGGGTATACTTTATCACTAATTACTATCCCTTCATAGTTTATTACTTTGTCGAATGCTGCGGGAATCAAAAACTTGGATGCAATTAATAATACCTCAATGGCTAATATAATCAACACGACATATTGTTTCTTTGCGATATTAAATTGTTCAGCAACTGCATTTGCCATGTCAATAAACAAACAAGGAATATATAATATTATTTTTGTTATAAAACTAAATATAAATCCAATACCTTCTTCTGAGCTAGGACTAAATTCAACGTTTAATTTTTGCATATTTAAATTAAAAACAACCATGACAAGTGCAATTAGCCCAATAGATAGCATAAAGTTAATAAGTGTTATTATCTGAAGAGACAATGATTGTAATTTTAGTATTCTCATTAATAAGTATATGATTATTCCCATAACAACTGCAAACCCGACAAAAGATAATAAAATTTTCACGATTAGACTTGTATAGGGTCCAGCGCTTTTTACACCTTTTGTTCCCGATAATGAATACAATGCAAGTATAAATAGAAGAATACCAATGATTAGAAATCCAGCTAATGCAAGGCTCTTATATGTAGTCAAAAATTCAAAACTATTTTTGTAGTAGATATAACAGATAAACCAAACATAAAAGAGTAAAATTGCGAGTATAAAATAACGAATCGTTCCTGTTAAAAATGACTTTATTGACTCTGAGTAAAAATTCATGTCTTTTAAATAATCTAAAAATGATTTGGACATTCGATTATTAGCTTGTGTGGTTCCTGTAAATGTTGACACACCTGAAAACCCTACCATCTCAATCGTATACAAATAAATCCATCTAAGCACAAATAATATAGTCAAAACTTGGGCCACGTTTGCCCATAACCCGTTATTTGTATATTTATACAAAATATAGTTTAATAGTCCTATACCGGTTAAAACGATTACATTTATAGCGAGCGATATTTTATTTGTAGTCACATATGCAATAATATTTTCCGCATTCATAATGAAAATACCGAGCAAAAGTATTGCAACGCCCCCAATTATTTTTGAAAACGTACTGACTTTATCCCAATACATGAGACCAATCGTTAAGACAACGAGAAAAATTGCGCCAAATATTATATTTGCATATTGACTTAAGTTGTTAACTATTTCTTTAAAAATAAATGTAAATGCACTAACCAATGGGTCGAACATGAAGTTTAATATTAGTAAAATAGTTAACCCCCCTGCAATGTAATCTGTAATATATTTTATTGATTCAGGAACATATGTTCTTGATAAAATTAGAAGCATAATAGTTGGAAAACACCATACAAACACTAGAAAATTTTTATTTTCAAAAACTTCACCTAAATTTGAAATTTTTTTAAATGCGCATAGTGTTAAAATAGACAGAATTAGTATTATTGCTATACTATATCCACCTGTTGCGCCACCGATAGTTGCCATTATAAAGAGCGATATTGCAACTAACAAAAATATGAAGAATTTTAAAATGATAGTGATGTTTAGTGGCTGATTTGATTCACTCAATGCATTTGATAACAAAAATGAAAATATTCCTTGTTCTTCCTCTTTCTCTTTCTTTTTCGATTGTACCTGGTTTGATGTTGATGTTGATGCTGATGCTGCTGATGCTGATGACATTCTATTTTTCTATTTTTACTTATTATCCTATTATATAGTCCTATTATATTGTCCTATTATATAGTCCTATTATATTGTCCTATTATATTTTATATTTATATATAAAATATAATACTAACCAATACTATCCAATGCCATAATCCTACTGATTTAATCTATCCATGGCAGTTTTCTTTCCATGACAATCTCGGCATAATGCTACTAAATTATCTATTTCGTTTGATCCACCATAGTGCAATGCTATAACGTGGTCTACTTCAAACCATGCAGGAAGTTGCTTGTTACAATCTTTACATATCCAATTCTGGTTTGCAGCTATAAATTTTTTCTTTGTTTCGCTGACGCTTCTTTTTGTCGACCCTTTACCGGATTGCATCATACGATTAATTTGTGACTGAAATGTATTACCTCCTTCGGCGCCTCCATTACCACCGCCACCGCCACCTCCGCCACCTCCGCCACCCCAAACACTAGAATTCGTGTCATTAAATGATTTCGAATTCGTTAAACTTAAGAATGGCCCAATAATTGAGGCAGAGTCACGCGTCATAGGCAATGTTTTTATCATTTCATTTGCTTGTCCTAAAAACTCCTTAGAGTTGTTAGGGTTTTTTTTTAAAAATAAATAAATAGAAAGTCCAGCAAATCCAAATGTTATCATTTTCAAATATTTGCTATGTTTTATCATGTTAAACAATTTTACTAACTTTCCATCATAATATGTATTTGCAATCAATATGGCAGTTATTATAAATATAATAAATTCGGTTTTCATTCTATATTATAAATATGTAATTATATTTACAATATATCTACTATATATTTATATTTTTATTACATTTATTCGTTGCGTTCTATTATGTCTGCTTTGAGTTAACTTCGTAGTTGACATTACATTTGTCTCTCCTTGCTCTGGATAAGGCCGATACGGGAGCCTTTTTGCACTTTTATTAAGCTGTAGTTTTCGAACACCAATACTATCTTTTATTTTCATATAGTTACTTAGGTGTTGTGAGGCAGGTAATGCGGTTTGCTCATCAGTTTTGTGTATATTTTCACTAACTATATCTTCATATGATGTAATTTTATTTGTATTTTTTTTATATTCTTCGTGTGGATTTAATTTATGTAAAAATAAATTTATTTTTTTTATGTCGTGTATTAATTTTCCTATATTTATTACTTTTGATCCATTTTCAAAAATATTCTTCACAAGAAAATTCATCAACATTTGAATATATATTTTATACTCCTTACTACTTAGTTTATAGTTATCAAATGGTTTTTTAATTAGCTCATAATAAATAGATACCATTCCCCATATGTCAACATTATGTATATACACGCGTTTAAAGTATTTACCTAAATTAAGCGTATTTGTATTATGATTTGTATATTCTAGCAAAACATCTACTATATAATTTATGACATAGTTTATATATATATCTTCAGTAATAGTATCATCTATAAACATATTATTGCCTTTTATCATTCGCAAAAAATCTTCCTTGTAAGCATCAATAAAGACGCTTGCCAAATATTTATGTATTTTATTATAGTCGTTTTTAAAATTTGAATACTGCGCGGTTGCAAATATCCGCAACGACTCTTTGTCAATCAGTTTCTCTTGTTTTTTCAAATTTGTCAAAAAGTCTTCATAATCTTGGAGAACGTTTTTAGAAAATAATATTGTTGAAAATGGATGCTGATACTGCATATCCAGTCCAAACAAATCCTCTGGAACGCTTTCATTCGATGGAACTAAATAAGATAAACCCCAGTCAATAATTACAGGAACCTGTATGTTGTTGTCAGAAAATAATATATTTGCACTTTTTAAATCGCCATGTATTACACCCGCGCGACTCATACTTGGTATGACTGCCGAAACAAATTTAATTATAATATTATTTAAAAAAATAAGTTCTTTTGTAGATAGTTTTGTATTCTTTATATAACTATGTATTGAGTCTCCTAATTTGGGCATATTAATAATCTTAAACTTATCCAAATTATTATTTATATTTTGCGATGTAACCGGTAACTTTGTTTTACTATCACTGACATATGAAAGTATAGTATCGCATACCCCTTCTATATTTGTCGTATCACTCTTTGTTAATGGAGCCGGTTCGCATATAGTAAAATCATCTATAGATATATACTTTTTTATATCTTCGCGTAAATGTTGCAACTTGTTTTTAATTTTTAAAACATAGTCGTATTCTCTTTTTGCATATTTTGTTTCGATTAACTTACTTACAAATTTATTCTTGTTATCGTGGTCATAGTGACTATTACTTGTTCTTTCCGACTCCTTGCATTTTAGCGCTGGAGAAAAAATACACCCAAATCCTCCTTGTGCGAAAGGGGCACCTCCATAATTAATCATTATTTTTTTGACATAGTTCGATCTTTTTTGATACTTTGCTTTTGTGCGAATGCGAATGCCTGTGCCAGTTTTTTTTGTAATACACTTATCATTATGCTGTTTATACTTTATATTTTTTCTTTTTGTTTTTGTTTTTGTTTTTGTTTTTCTTTTTGTTTTTGTTTTAAATTTCATCTTTTAAATTTTTATAGATGTTTATGATATATTAATACTAATGTCGTTATATTAATATATCATAATATAAAATATTACACACTATTTTTGTTATAATATTTGTAAATAGTAATTAAATGATAGTTTGATAGTTTGATAGTTTGATAGTTTGATAGTTTGATAGTTACTTTTTATACATATAATACGCGCCACTTACTCCTAGTGTAAGTATTATAAAAAAAACCAGCATGCGTTTATATTTTTGCTCTTCTTTCATAAGCAATCCCTTCGGTTTATAATTATCATAATATTTTTGCATTGCTTCTGTAAGCGACATTTCATCTTTGCCTTGCATTTCATTTACACGATTATGTATAAAATGAACCCATTTAATAAAAGAATCACGACTATCTAAATAAGGCGCTATTGGATATTTATCTAATAAACTGCTAAAATAATTACCCATTGAAGAAACAGGTACAAATAGCGGAAAGTTTTGAATCAGTTCATAATATTTTTTTTTTGTAACATCGTTCGGGTGTTTTGGATACGAAATGGCAATCGTTAAAAGAACAAACCAATAATGCGGCCCCCATATATTTGAATCTAAAACCATTACTAATTTGAAACTATATAAAAAGATAGTGAAGAATACATATATTAAAGTATTTATTAATTTATAATAAACATAATAAACACAATAAACACAATAAACACAATAAACACAATAGTTAAACTAGTTAATAATAATTAAATACAGGATAATACGTCTACTTTATGTCAAATATTCATGGAAATAATAACTCGTATTGCAATAATTGTGGCAAATGTGGCCATATACTGAATGATTGTAAGAATCCAATTACAAGTGTAGGAATTATTTCATTCAAGTATAACAACTCATCAAACAACATGGAATATCTTTTAATCCAAAGAAATAATAGTTTTGGATTTGTAGAATTTATTCGCGGAAAATATCCGTTGTATAACATTCAATACATACAAACATTGATAAATGAAATGACAACTGACGAAAAAACAAAATTATTGGATATGAATTTTGAAGACTTATGGAGTTTACTATGGGGTGAATATTCTAACAACCAATATAGAAGCGAAGAAATATCGTCTAAAGATAAATTCGAATTGTTAAAACGAGGAATAAAAATAAGAAATAATGAATTTAGCATTCAGTCATTCATCAATTCTTCAACTACATCATGGTCGGAACCTGAATGGGGATTTCCTAAAGGGCGCAGAAATTATCAAGAAAAAGATATTGATTGTGGTATACGAGAATTTATGGAGGAAACAGGATATGGAATCAGCGACTTTAAACTTATTGAAAATATTATTCCTTACGAGGAAATTTTTATTGGTTCAAATATTAAAAGTTATAAGCATAAATACTATCTTGCATATATGCTAAATAATAGTGTAACATTAGAAACTAAAAAGTATCAAAAATCGGAAGTTAGAAATATGAAATGGATGTCATACGATGAATGTTTAAATGTTATACGTCCTTATAATTTAGAAAAAATAAATATTGTCATAAAAATAAATAAAGTTTTGCAAGAATATAGATTATATTAACATTATATAAGAAGTATACAGATTTTTACAATATATTATAATATCCCGTAGTATTAGTATTCCATATTATTAGTATTAGTATTAGTATTAGTATTAGTATAACACAACAACATAACAGAATTATCAAAAAATAATGAGTAAATTATCTTTGTCTCCCAATGAACTATCAAAACAATTCTCATCGATGTCTCCTCCATCACCATTACTTCGCGATGATACTGATACCGGTTTTCCAGTAACTCCTCCTGTTTTTTCTGATTTATCATCTGCGCCTTCTACGCTTTCCAAAGATTCAATGGGAAATGTAGTTGGTGCAAAAATTTCACTAGATTCCACACCCACACCCACGTCCGCATCAGCGTCCACGTCAAAGTCTAAAAAAGGACTAACTCCTCTTAACTTATCAGGATTCTCCAGTGTTTCATCTGCGCCAAGTGGAAGCACAAATACAAGCGAACGTTATTATTTATCTAGTCCAAAATCGTATACATCTAAAGTGAGTAGAGGTAGTGATAAACCACTAACTTCATTACCTACTTCGCCTGATATTTCTTTTTCTCCTTTATTGCCTTCACCTTCGCCTAGACCATCGCAACAAAAAGTAAAAAAACCATCTGTTCTTGTTCCTGTTTCTCTTTCGTCTAATGCAAGCAGCGCAAGCAGCGCAAGTAAACCACCCCCATTATCTCAACCTTCAACTATATTTAGTTTAACGCCGACAATATTTTCATCTACATCTTCTACGACTTCGGTTCCTTCTCCGTATGTTGCACCTATTAAAAAAATAAATACTCCTCAGTTACCTGTATTGCCTGATTTAGGTGTATTACCTACATTGCCTGATGTATCAGATGAAATAGTTCCGCCTCCACCACCCCTATTACCTGGTGCTGCTGCTGCTACCGAATCTTCACCTACATCTTCCTTATCATCTTTTGGAACACCTGTGGCATTTACTCCCAAACTTAAGGCAACACCTAAAGCAACACCTAAAGCAACACCTAAAGCTGAAGAATCGGAAGCTGAAGCTTCTCCAATAGCATCTTTGTCACGTCCTTCATCTCCTGCTTCTATTTCTGAAAAAGAAGAAACACCAGAAAAACCAGAAATACAAGAACAAAAACAACTATTGCCGCCACCTTCTTCTTCGTCATCATCTTCTTCATCTTCTTCATCTTCTTCATCTTCTTCCACTGCTACTCCAGCAGAGGATCCTGTTACATCCCCAGCATCTTCGCCTTCGCTTTCGCCTCCTACCCCTGGCGATGAAACCATTATGCGGGCTATTGAAGATGAAAGTTTTCTTTATCCTACACTTGACGATCCTGAATTCAATATTAAGATTGCCGAAAAACGTGAATTTGCAGACACAACATACGACGGCAAAGTGTATGACTCTATGCAAAAAATAAAAGACTATGCAAATAAAATGTGTAATGCCGATTTTGAATTATCGCCACATCAGTTATTCGTTCGTAACTTTCTCTCGATTCAAACCCCATACAATAGTCTGCTTCTATACCACGGCCTCGGCACTGGCAAAACGTGTTCTGCAATTACGATTTGTGAAGAAATGCGTGACTATCTTGTCAATATCGGCATGTCATCTGCTAAAAAGATTATTATCGTTGCCAGCCCAAACGTCCAGCAAAATTTCAAACTCCAGTTGTTTGATTCACGTAAGCTAAAATTAATCGATGGTGTATGGAATATTCGCTCATGCACTGGCAACAAATATTTGAAGGAAATCAACCCTATGAATATGAAGGGTATGGATGAAGAAAAAGTTGTGAAAGAAATTAAAAAGATTATTAAAAATTCGTATATGTTTCTCGGGTATGACCAGTTTGCGTCTCTTATTCAAAAAACATCGGCGATCGACGACACTATCGAAGATAAAGTTCAGCGTTATAAACTGATGAATCAAAAATTGAAAGTTGTCTTTGGAAATTCGCTTATTGTCATCGACGAGTTTCACAATATTCGCAACACGAGCGACAATTCTACTAATCGTGCAGTAGCAAATGAGCTTCAAAAATTGGTAAAATTTGGCCCTTCTTTGTTAACACGACTATTACTTCTTTCTGGAACACCCATGTATAATAGTTATCGCGAAATTATTTGGCTACTTAATATTATGCGTTTAAATGATGGGAGGGCTACGATCCAATACCGCGATGTTTTTAATGACAATCCTGATGATGGTATTTTTGTAGAATCTATTGATGAAAATAGAACTATGACCGAAACGGGGCGCGATAATTTGCGGCGTTTTTCAACCGGTTATGTTTCTTATATTCGTGGTGAAAATCCATATACTTTTCCATATCGTATTTATCCGGACGAGTTTGCACCGATGCACACATTTTCTGGGGTTGAAGAAACGAGAGAAGAGAGAGAAGAGAGAGAAGAGAGAGAAGAGGGAAAAGAGGGAAAAGAGGGAGAACCCGAAAAAAAAACAAAATACCAAATCCCCGAAATTCAAATCAGCGGAACTATGATTCCAATCCATAGAAAATTGGACATGATGCAAGATAAAGTTTACTTGAGTGATGCATCACCTTATCAGCAAAGTGTATATACATATATTATTAACCAGCTTCAAAAATCGAATAAAGAAGAGATAAAAAATATGGAACGAAATGATCAAGCTGAACAAACCGCTGGAATTACGTTATTACAGCGCCCACTTGAGTGTCTCAATATTTCATACCCCGCCGACGATTTTGATCCTGCAGTCGCCGAAACTAAAAACTACGATATTCGTGGACTTGTCGGCAAATACGGCCTGCGTCGTGTAATGGATTTTGAAGATGAAACAAAATCCGGGTACTCTTATCGCGAAAATGTTCCGCACATTTTTGCTCCCGAAAATATTGGCAACTATAGTTCAAAAATTAAAAGCATATGTGATAATATTTATAAATCTGAAGGAATAACGCTCATCTATAGTTTTTATATCGATGGAGGTGTTGTCCCGATTGCACTCGCATTAGAAAGTATGGGGTTCTCGCGATATGGTGGAGCGCGTGGACATTCTCTTTTTAGTAAACCACCGGCTTCACCTATCGATGCAATCACCGGCAAACGGCGCAATGAAATGGGAAAGAACGATACCTTTTTTCCTGCAAAATACATAGTCATTTCCGGTGATAAAAATTTGTCACCAGATAATATTGGCGAAGTAAAAGCAGTTACAACGGATGCAAACTATGATGGGCGATTTATTAAAGCGATTATTATTTCAAAGTCTGGCACAGAAGGTATTGACTTTAAGAATATACGACAAACACATATCCTTGAACCATGGTATAATATTAACCTTGTAGAACAAACTATTGGAAGAGCAGTACGCAACTGCAGTCATAAGAATCTTGAATTTGAAAAGAGAAACGTGCAAATCTTCTTACACGGATCTGTGCTGTCATTGACACCAAATGTTGAAGCCGCCGATATTTATTTATACAGACTTTCAGAAAGAAAGGCCAAACAAATCGGCGAAGTAAGCCGCGTATTGAAAGAAAGTGCAGTAGATTGTTTATTGAATATTGACCAAACCAATTTTACTGAGAAAAACTTTAGCGAAGCTTTAGGTGTTGGTGCTGACAATCAAATCACTCAGATTCTTTCATCTTATGATGCAACGTCAGGATCAAGTATTCAGATTCCTTATCAAATCGGAGATAAAGACTACTCTTCGACATGTGACTACATGGAATGTGTATATGAATGTAAACCAAACATACCGCGAAAAAATATTGGATACAAGAAGGACATATTTACAGATGCAATATTGACTATGAACACGGACAAAATAGTGCAAAGAATACGTGACATATTTAGGGAACGTTATTTTTATAAACGAACTGCTACAAGTAAAAAAATAAATGATATTTCAAGTGACCTTATTGCAACTATCAACTATAATAAAAAATACCCGATTGAAGCGATTGATATTGCATTGACACAACTCATTGAAGATAAAAACGAGTTTATTATCGACAGGTATGGTCGGTATGGGCGGTTAGTAAATATTGGTAATTATTATTTTTTTCAACCACTAGAATTAAATAATCCGATAGTTCCTTTACGCGATCGTCAACGACCCGTAGACTTTAAACGTGAGAAAATCATATTTACTCCACAAAAAAAACAAGAGTCTGTTGAAGAAATACGAAAAAAATACGAAGCACGAATGAAAGAAAGTGCGAGAACAGCAGCGGCAGGAGAAGAATTGGGAGGGCTAGAAGAGATTGGAGAAACGAGAGAAACGAGAGAAACGAGAGAAACGAGAGAAATGCGAGAAAAATTAGAAAAGGAATATGACACAGATGAAGAAAGTTTAATGGAAATGATATCATCTTTTCGTAGAGAACCAAAATTACTTAAAAAATTACGAACGTTTTACGATATCGCAATAAAAGAACACAAATCAGAACGTGGAAAAAATGACTGGTATCATAATGTCGGAATAGTTCTAAAAAATAAATTGAATTTTATTCCCGAAAGGATGCAAAAAGACTTCATAGTTGTTCATATGTTGCAAGAGTTAAATATCGATGACACACTTACGCTTTTGAATTATATGGTTTCGCCAGATAGACGAAGAATACTTGAACAACGGGATTCCAATCCTACTAAATACGAATTTGATACTACCATGGAAGAATATTATAACTCCTTGTTTTTACGTGCGCGAGAAATAAGTAATGATGCTATACTTCTCATATCTAAAAAAGGAGAACTAGAAATATATTTAAAGTATGATAGTTTACATAAATGGGTTGTAGGGAGTAAGCCCGATTTTAAATATTTCAATGCCGACATTTTAGCAAAATTTTTCATACCTAAAGACTCTATTGGTAATACACTTGCACCTTATATTGGATTTATTACAAATATTTCTATCAGCAATTATAGCGCGTTTGTGTTTAAAACAAAACAGGTTTCGGGTGCTGGTGCTGGTTCTAGTTTAGGGACATCTACAAGTGTTGTAAAAGGGAGCAGTATTGCAGCAAGATGTGACCAAGCTGGTAGAGCAAAAATAGTGAGTAACATGTTGTTAATACTAACTGAAGAACGTATTCCGAGAATATTATCGCGTATGACAGATCAAGAAGGTCAAGACTACATTAACTACGAACTAGAAGATGAATTTAAAGAAATATTGAGAAAAGAAGGAAAATTAGAAAATTCGCCAGCAATTAAAAGACTATTGACGATTTTAGGTTATTCTTATGAGACATTTTTAGATAAGTACCAGAAAAAAACATTGTCATATGAAATTGACTTTATGCGAATAGCAAAATTATTTATTAACCGAACAAAATTAGTTACACCTCATATTATGGAAACTGAAGTAGAAAGCGAACTTAAAAAATTATCAGATGCTGCTAGTGGAGTATCAGCAATGGCATCTGCAAAATCAAAAATGCCAGCAAAAGGAAAGGAAAAAGATATTTCTTCATCAAAAGCAATAAAATCAATGTTAAGTATTATCGACTATCCACCAGAAGATTTTTTTGGAAAATATAAATCAAAGTCATTAAATTATGACGATATTCGCTTCCCGTTTAGTATTAAAAATAATCGTAACACAACAGAAGTAGAATTGTGTATCATGCAAGAGTTTCTTTTACGTTTTTATGATAGAGAACGCGAAGAAAATAAACGATGGTTTTTTTCGCCTATTGAAGTGTTATTAAATTCTATTTAGTCGTGAATACATATTAAAATAATAATAATAACATAAAATAATATAAAATAATATAAAAATAATCAACTATTATAGCAAATGTCACTTGTTTCAAGAAAAAGCAGCAGAATGGGTATGGGGATGGGGACAGGGATGGGGGAGAGGCAGGGAGTCTCGAGTAGAGGAAAAGAAAACAGAAGCATAAGTGAAAGCAGAAGTGGAAGCGGAAACATGTCGCTTTATATTAAAAATATTATTACCAAAAAGTTGTCTATTCCGGTAAAATATGTCGGCGCCAATATTAAGCAAGTTCTTGAAGATATATTGAAAAAAGAATTTGAAGGTAAATGCTGCATTGATGGATATGTTAAAAAGGGGTCTTCAAAAATAATAACATATTCGTGTGGAAATATTTACGGGAATATTGCATTGTTTACGATAGTATTTGAGTATTTGGTTTGTAATCCACCCAATGGAATGCGTATTTCATGTGTAGTAAATAATATAACAAATGCAGGAATTATGTGTGTTGCAAATAATATGGACACTTCGCCGGTAAATGTTTTTATTGCCCGCGACCATCATTATAATATTCCTTATTTTTCAGAACTAAAAAACGAAGATGTTATTATGGTTCGCGTTATAGGACAACGCTTTGAATTAAATGATAATGCAGTTTTTATTATTGCAGAACTAGAAGAACAACTGGAGCGAGGAGGAAGAGATGAAGAACTTGTTTTATCCAAGTCAAAAAAAACTACGGAAAATCCTAAGGAGTTATTTGGTGCTGAAATAGAAGAGAAAGAAGAAGAAAAAGAAGAAGAAAAAGAAGAAGAACCCGAAACAGGACCAGCAAAAAGTCCGTTGTCAATTATTGCAGAAGAAAGTGAAGGAATGGTGAAAAGTTTATTTTCTAGTAAAAAAAGTAATGAAGAGGAGGAAGAAAATGAAGAAGAGGAAGAAAAGGAGGAATAAAAGAAGGAAGAAGATACGGATTTATTAAAAGGAAAAATCATAAAAAAAATAAACACAATAATGATTATAAACTCATTAAAAAAGTAATTAAAAGGGATATTAATATTATTTTACTTTTTATATTACTATTATTAATAATAATATAAAATTGAAAACTATTATAAATATAATATTCTATATTAAATCATACATACTTGTGTAAAGTCAGTTCGCTCATTTACTCTATACTAATTCTCAAATGCCCAGAAAGTCAACCAAAGTTGTAAATACCGATGTTTCAACTCCTGAAGTCGTTCATGCAACTGCACCTGCACCTGCTGTTGAACCTGATACTAAAAAAAGAGCTCCCGTAAAACGTGTGAGTAAAAAAATAAATGTTGCAAATACAAATGATAAGGATGCAAATACTTTGCCAACCACAAATGCGACCATTCAAACTGCCGTGCAACCATCCATACAAGTGAGCGATAGTGTGAATACATTTAATATTCATATCAAACATGTCAGTGATGATGGTAGCAATATTGAAAATACATTTTCGACAACATACACGCATACAAGTAGAGAGAGTGACGAGGATAATGACAACGGCAAAAATAGCAATAGCAATAGTGATAGTGATAGTGGTATTGATAGTGACAAAGATAGTGACTATGATAAAAAATTTATAAGTTCTTCATTATCCTTGCCATCATCTTCAAAAACTGACGTAAAATCGTTGCTTGCATTAGCATCTGTATTTTCAGTATTACCGGAATACGAAAATCCGCTTTATACAACTCAACGAATAAACTACGATATTTTGATACCATTTGTTCTCGTCAATATGCATGCATCTAGCAGAGAAAATATTATGGCACTATTGCATAATACACTTATTAGCTGCATTGAAGGTAGGTGTATTACCGAAGGATTTATTAAACCACACTCTACGCGTATTATTGATTTTAAATGCGGAAAAATAATTGCAAAAAATGTCCAGTTTAATATAGTAATTGAATGTCTTGTGTGTAATCCACACCCCCAATCTATTATTAGATGTGTTGCAAAAAATATAACACAGGCTGGAATACGCGCAGTTTCCGATGATGAATATTCTCCAATAGTCGTGTATATTACTAGAGACTTTGGAATCGAATCTGATAAAATGTACTACCATTCAATAAAGGAAGGGGATAACATAAATATTAAAGTTATTGGTAAACGTTTTGAAATAAATGACAAACATATACAAATTATTGGATTTCTGGTTCATCCAAAAAATGAACGTTATAGTATTAATGCAACACCTTGTTCTAAAAAAAAATCGACTGCATCGATGGTGCCTGTAACGCGTGTAGATGATGTGCCGGTGAATGAACCTACTCCTATGATATCAGCTACAAAATCTGATACAAATGCAAAAGAAGGTTTAAAAAAACATACATCTCGTAAAACTAAAAATCCGCTCAGTATAGTAAATGACACAAATAATAATGTGATTACTATTACTTACGATGCATGCGATGAGTTACCTAAAAAATCCAACTCTAAGTCAGCTAAGAAAGTTAAAAATATAAACAACTCTGTTGATACTACTACTGCTACTACTACTACTACTACTACTACTACTACTACTGCTGCTACTTAAATTACAAATGTATAATAATATAATAGTGTTGGAACTTTTATAATATTGAATAAAAAATATATAGAAAGATTTTTTTAATGTAAGTATATACTATTATATACTATATAAAAGTTTTTATGATGCATATGAATAACAGCGAATCAAATAACGATAAAATAAAATTTTTTGTAAATAATTTAAAAACATTAAAAGATAAATTAGAATCCGTTAATATATTTCATCAAGTGGAACTTCTTAGAATATTTAAAGAAAATAACGTATGTATTACCGAGAATAAAAATGGTATTTTTATCAACCTTACATATGTAGACTCAAATATTCTTGATAAAGTATACAAGTATTTAAACTACGTGAATAAACAAGAAGACCAGCTGAATGAAATCGAAGAAGAAAAGCAAAAGATTGCATCCTCATTTTTCTCGTAATATATGTAATGAAAAAAAATTTACTACTATATCACTATCAAACCATAATAAAGGTATCTGTTGATATAGTTGTAGTTATAACGCAAACAACAAATGCAAACAAACAACGTGAAAGGTAACAAAGGTGCCAAAGATGCGAAAGAAAATAAATCCGTGGCAGAGTCGCTGAATGCAGTAGTTAAAACACGTCTTGTAACTATGTCGGAACAATATAATGTATACACAAAAGCAATTTTAGAAATGGAAGAAAAAATAAAGTCATTAAAACAAATAATGTTATCGCAAGATTTTTTAAATAATATACGGGATGTAAACATAGTGACATGTCCTTATGATGTGTGTATGGAGAAGAATAAAGAAATAAAAAAAGAAATGAAAAAAGAAATGAAAAAAGAAACAGAAACAGAAAATATAGTTTTAAGCAATATTGAACTAGAAACTACATCTACAGACGCCACAGAACTTTCATTTTTTACACCTAGGCAAAAAGATTCGTTGTTTTGGTGTTTTAATATTATAGCCAATGGTTTGTCAGGCTATGAATACGAAAAAAATTATTTTACTGCGGAACAAGAGTTTAAAGTAAAAATTATTGAAAGAATCAAAAATGGGGAAAATAAACAAATATTAAAACAGCATAAAATGTCAAAGAATATGATTGAATCGGATCTTATGGGATCTAAAACGTCTGGAATTTCTCCAAAGATTTTATACGCTCTATCATTATTTTATAATGTTAATATTTTTTATGTATATAAAAATACATACTATGAAATGTTTGCCAATACCACTGCAAAAATACACATTATAAAGTTTAATCCTGACACAAATTACTATTCTGTATATATAGATACAGATACAGATACAGATACAGATACAGATACTAATGAAAGTAGAGAAGAATATATAGAAAATATTAAAAAAACTTGTTTGAAATTAGATAATCTAGACGATGTAAATAAACCTTTGCGTCCTATTACAACTTATTCACTCACTGATTTGGTAAATATTGCAGCAAAAATGAATATTATAGATACACATATTTTGGATGAATCTGCGGGGAACACAAATACAAATACAAAGAAAAAAGTAAAATCAAAAACCAAAAACGAATTATATACTGAAATTATGGCAAAGTGTTTGTGATTGATTTGTCTTGTATTGTCTTGTTTTGTTTTGTCTTGTTTTGTATTGCGTTGTATTGCGTTGTATTGCGTTATTTTGATGTATTATAATTATTTTACAATAATTATAATATAAAATTGAATATGATATAAAATAATATGTAGAATTATATATACCAGAACATATTTACCCAACTGAAATAGTATAGTATAAATATGTCACGCTCTACAACTACCGCATTTTCAAAACAAAGTTCTAAGCAAGGACAAGGGGCTACATCTATATCGCAACAACAAAAAGATATGTTTAATCTTCTTACTCAAAAATATTTAGACAACGTTTTAAATCGCGATGATGGAATATCAGAGCTCGAAGTGAAATTCGGCACAAAAAATATTAAACAGATTACCAAAAATGATTTTGACAATGTATTTAAAAAATTAATTTCATCCGGGTTTAAAGTTAGTATGTCGCAAGAGTATAGTCTTAAGATTCAATCCGAATTCACAGATGAAAGTTCTGGCAAAACAAAATTGTCAGATGTTCGTGCAGAAATATATGGGATAAGCGATATTCAAAAGTATTGCAGAACAGATTCCCTTGAAGACCTCAACTACCGCCTTGTCAAAAAATCCGCAGCTATGGAGGGTTCTGAATATATTCGACCCGTTAGTATCGACGACTTCAATTTTCGCATTTCGTATCAAAAAGAGCGCATTATTCCTAGTGCCTCGGGATTAGCACAGGCTATTCTTTCAAACTGGCAAAACAATAAGAAAATATTTCGTTACTTGAATCGGACCACACTTGTTCATGATAATTTCCCATTTCATGTCGATATTTCCATCGTAAAAGAATCGCACCGAAGAGATGGATATATGACACCAGAATACACTTTTAAATCCGCGCAAATTACTGCATGCGACCCCAAATACGAAATAGAAATTGAAATGGATAATAAAGCAGTCGGTCCCGGAACCCGGTTACAAAATGGAATAGTCGTTGCGGATATTTTGAGAACAGGAATTAAATTGATTTTAGCAGGTATGCAGGGAACCAATTTCCCTGTCTCCTATCACGAGTTGGGACTAGTTGCAAAACAATATTACTATATGTTGTATCCGAATGAGATGGACAAAAAATCACGTCGTAAGGATGATGAAGGGGGGCAGGTGCAAGCAAGGCCTACTGCTAGCGATGAAAATGTAAAGCTAATTCCGCATCATTTTATCGGTCCATCATCATATACATTGCAAGTATTAAATATCGCACCTGTTAACCCGGACTGCGCTATTCCGAATATTCGGACAAACTATAGTGTGACAGACAAAGCAGATGGAATGCGAAAAATGTTATATGTTTCACTGAGCGGGCGCATCTACCTTATAAATACAAACATGGATATGGAATTTACTGGTGCTATTTGTCAAGAAGAAAAACTACAGAATACACTTATCGACGGCGAACACATTTTGCATAATAAATATGGCGAGTATATTAATTTATTTGCCGCATTTGATATCTACTTTATGGGTGGACGCGATGTTCGCCGTAATGCATTTATAAATATATCGATCGAAGAGCAAAATGTTATGCGAGCACGCGAATCTCTTATGCGCGATCCCGAAGACATCGATGCCGAAGAAGAATTTAAGCAAAGACAATCACTGCTACGCGATGTCGGTTCTGCAGGAGACGAATTTGAGTCTGCATCATCCGCATCCAAGTCACGTGCTAGCAAAGCAAGAGGAGGTATGCAGGAAGAAGGCGAGGATGTAGGCGCAGGTGCAGTATCGACAACCAGAAATCCAGAAGCTTCGCGCATCGAATTGCTGAAACAGGCAATTCAGGCTATGAATATTCGTGCAGTAGTTCAGGGCGAAATCGTGCCGATAAAAATACATGTCAAGAAATTCGAAATCGTTTCAGGAGAGAAAAATATATTCATGTGTTGCAAAACTATTATTGCAGGACAAAAAGCTGGTGCATACGAGTATAATACCGATGGCCTTATTTTCACACCAACTAATACCGGTGTTGCTAGTAATAAAATCGGCATAGCAGGACCAATGCATAAAGTAACATGGGACCTGTCTTTCAAATGGAAACCCCTTAACCAGAATACGATTGACTTCCTTATTACTACAAAAAAGAATCAAACTACGATGACCGACTTTGTAGGCAATATATTTGAAGGCGGGATTGACACATTGCGCAGCGAGCAATTGCAACAATATAAGACTATTATTCTGCGTGTCGGTTATGACGAACGCAAACACGGCTATTTAAATCCATGCGCTGCCATTATTGATGACAAAATTCCGTCTGCAAGCGACGTTGACCTCGAAGAAGGATATAAACCCCTTCCATTTTATCCTACAAACCCATATGATCCTGATACACACATTTGCAATATTCCACTGCGCGAGGATGAGAACGGCGTGGCGCAAATGTTTACTGCTGAAAATGAAATATTTGACGACGAAACTATCGTTGAATTTAGTTATGATGCAAGTCGCCCCAAACACTGGCAGTGGGTTGCGCAGCGTGTTCGTTACGATAAGACATCTGAGTATCGCAAGGGAATTAAGAACTACGGCAATGCTTACCATGTTGCAAACAATAATTGGTATTCTATTCATAATCCGATTACCGAAGAAATGATAACGATGGGTGAAAATATTCCCGATGAACTAGCCGACGACGATATTTACTATAACAGGAGCAGCGGTAGCGGGGATAGTTATACAAGAGCCATGCGCGATTTTCACAACCTCTTTGTCAAGCGAATGCTCATTACTAAAGTCGCCGCAAAAGGAAACACACTCATCGACTATGCGGTTGGAAAAGCCGGCGATTTCCCGAAATGGATTGATGCAAAATTGTCGTTTGTATTGGGGATAGACTTGTCAAAAGATAATATTGAAAATCGCCTTGATGGAGCATGTGCGCGTTTTTTGAACTATCGCAAAAAGTTTCACTCGATGCCTTATGCGTTGTTTGTAAATGGAAATAGCAACGTGAATATTAAATCAGGACAAGCCATCTTTAGCGAAAAAGGCAAACAAATAGTGCATGCTTTATTTAATGAAGGACCTAAAGATGAAAGGTTGCTCGGAAAAGGTGTTTATCGGCAATACGGCAAAGCGGCAGATGGGTTTAATATATCATCATGTCAGTTTGCGCTTCACTACTTCTTTGAAACGATTGAGAAACTAAACAACTTTATTAAAAACCTCAGCGAATGCACAAAGGTAGATGGGTATTTTATTGGCACGTGTTATGATGGAAACGTTATGTTTAATGCGCTAAGAGGAGTTGAAAAAGGAAAATCTATTACACTTCGCATAAAAGATACAAAAGTATGGGAAGTTGCCAAAGATTACTCGAAAACTACGTTTGATAATGATATCAGTTGTGTCGGGTATGCTATCGACGTGTTTCAAGACTCGATAAACAAAACTATCAAAGAATATTTGGTCAACTTTACATATTTTACGCAACTTATGGAATACTACGGATTTCAACTATTAAAACGCGAAGATGCGACGGCATTAGGTCTGCCGAATGGCACGGGAATGTTTTCAGAGTTATTCACAAGGATGGAACAAGATGTCGAACAAGACCAGCGGCAGAAGAATAGGTATGGTAGCGCAATTTACATGACACCAATTGAGAAACAGATATCATTTTATAATCGGTATTTTGTGTTTAAGAAAGTTGCAAATGTTGATGTTGAAGATGTATTTCGTAGCGTTACCGGTATACATGTATTCCAAGAAAAAATGAATTTGGCTGATTCTGCAAGTGTTCAAAAACTGGCGTCGCAACTTACAGGCGAGGGCGCGGCGGCATCGAAAGGAAATGTTGTCATGTCTTATCGTGCATCAAAAGTAGCCGACTTGGAAAAATTGGGAGTAGAAGCAGGAGAAGAAGCATTATTAGAGTTAGAAGACTTGGGTTCTGGTATTTCACCCAAAAAGAAAGATGCGACGATTTCGAAACTATTTGGTTCTTCAAAACCGAAAAGTAAAAAATCAGAGGCATCGTCTGCATCTACATCTACATCTACATCTACATCTGCAAAACTACTTGTTAAAAAAAAATCTCCACTTGAACCCGTAAAAATGGATATGGGTTTCGACGCAACTGCAGGTCCCGGAAATAGCTATAAGTCTGCAGCAGCATCAGAAGCAGCAACTTCTATAATAGGAAAGTCGAAAACTGGAACAAAAGCGTCGCTTTCAAAGATTGGGAAATTAAGTTTGGGAAGCACAAAACCAAGTATTTCAAGTAAGGATGATGAATAATTTTGAATATTCAGATAAAATAAGATATAATGAAATAAAATGAATTAAAATGAAATAAAATGAATTAAAATGAAATAAAATAATGTTTAGTTGTTAAACCATCTAAATATTATTCATAATATCATATACCTATATTTTTAAATATATTTAATATCTAAACACATATAATGTCATATTATAATTTAACATGTATTCTTGATAAAAAAAATTATAAAAAAATAGTTTTTTCATCAAATCAAATAAATAAAAAAGAAACCGAAGTAAAAGTAGTTCCTGAAAATAATTATACGTATATATCTAATTCATTATCTGATTATTTATCACGATTTAAAGAACAAATCAAGCTATCTTCTGAAACATGGGATACTATTAAAAAATATACAAACCCTTATGAATTCATTCATACTATTATTCCGGGTAATAAATTTTCCGTCAGTAAATTAAAACCACTATCACGTTCTTTTTATAAAATGATAGAATTATGGAAAATGTTTAAACTTGGCGATATAAAAGAAAATATACAAACTTTTCACTTAGCAGAAGGACCAGGTGGTTTTATAGAAGCAACTGCGTTTTTGCGTAAAAATATAAATGATAATTACTATGGTATGACGCTTATAGATAATGAACCAGGATGTCCGGGGTGGAAAAAAAGTCATCAATTTTTAGAATCAAATAAAAATGTTACTATCGTAACAGGTGAAGATGGAACAGGAAATTTATTACATAAAAATAACTATATTTATTGTGTAAATAAATTCAGACACTCTATGCATATTATTACGGGTGATGGTGGTATTGATGTTTCAAATGATTTTAATAAACAAGAGGAATTGGTAAGTAAATTAATAGTATCACAGATTATTTATGCTATAACTATGCAAAAAAAAGGCGGGCATTTTATACTTAAAATATTTGATATTTTTTCAAAGTTAACGATTGATATATTATATATTTTAACACGTATATATTCTGAAGTATATATTACAAAACCATTCACAAGTAGATTAGCAAACTCAGAGAAATATATAGTATGTAATAATTTTTTATTGGATATCGACGAGTCTAATTTATTTATAACTAGATTTACTGATGAGTTTGAAAAACTTACGCACACTGATATTATAGTTTCGTTGTTAGATTTTGAGCATGACTATTATTTTTTAAATAAAATCGAAGAAATTAACATTATAATGGGGCAAAAACAATTAGAAAATATTATTACAACGTTAAATATAATAAGTAGTAGAAATAACCATGATAAAATAGATTTGTTAAAAAAAATAAACGTGCAAAAGTGTATTTCATGGTGTGAAAAATACGATATTCCATGTATAAAGTTATTATCATCTAGTAATATTTTTGTATCTGGTATATATGACGATAATAGTGTGAATATTCATAGTAGTAATTCAAACAACAACTCATTCAAAAGAAACACTTTTTTAAAAAATAAAAATTATACACATAAGAATAATACTAATAGAAAATCTGAAACTAGTAATGCATGTGGTAATGACGCCAATACCATAGTTTCTAAAGAAAATATTATATCAAGCATAGTAGATGATATTATTGAAAGTGTATCTATTATAGAAGATAATACTAAAGTTGCCGAATGCTCTCTACTAGAATACTAGAGTAGTAAAATATAACACAAGCGAGAAACGATAAGCGAGAAACAATAGAACATAATAAATTACTTACTTATATCTATTTGTATGAATTACTATAGAATTTGAGTTTAAAAAATCGTTTATATTTTGTTCATGTGAATTACTACTATAAATAAAATCTCTTGTATCAATAAAATCAATATCATTCATATACATAATAAACGATACACCACAATCTTCAATAACATATGGATATGAATTTGTAAACTGGTCGCGGTGCAAGATATTAAAATTTATTTTTTCCATATGATTTACCAATACCGAACATGCTTTATTTGATAAATAAAATAAAACACCGATTGCTCCATATAAATAAGGACGAGCAGCATATGAAGATACTTTTATACCTTTTAAATTATGCTGAGGATTCAAGAAATCTTCAGGATGTTTTTTATAATATCTTTTCATGAAAAAATCTAAAATAGTTGACTTAAATTCATTTTTATCTACACATTTATAGTTTTTTGAAACTGACGATTGTCCATAATAGTCATACTTTTTAGAATTTAAAAATGTAACCAGATTTTTCTCGTTAAAAAACAAATCATCGCCACATCTTAAAACCCCTTCCTTTATATCAAATATTTCATATACTGCTTTTATCGATAACGTCAATTTTTTTAATAAATGTAGATACGAATCTTCGCATCTTATATATAAATAATTTTTACCATTTGTAGTTTCTGATTCTTCATATTTATAATTTGCATTCAAAAAAAAATCACCTATAACGTATACAACTTCCCAGTTTTCATAAGACGTATTTTTTAATTTTATTTCTTTTAATCTTGTTTCTTTATGTTTTTGACATGATAAAATAAGGATAATGCCATTTACTTTTTTTTTTGATGACATGAAAATACTAAAATATTAAAATACTAAAATACTAAATTCAGTATATTATATATTGAATTTAATATATTTTTGTGTTATACGATAAAAATATATTAAAATAATAATCGAATAGTATACATACAAATAACGATCACATGCAAGCAACACTAAATGTCTTATATAAAACAATAAAAACAAAAAAGAAGAAAGAACGTTTTGAAACTATTCTTGAACCTCTTCAAGCATTACTACAAATTGCTTACTTATCTTTTACACCAATTGGAACAAAACTAACGATTCATAATAATATATTATATATACAGCCCCCTAATTATTCACAATCGATAGTTCGATGGTATAACAACGACACGCAAGAAGACTTGTTTTATTTATTCAATATTTTTTATCGGTTTAAAAAATTCTACTATTTTTTATGTGCGAGGGATGGTGGTGGCAATAGTGGCAATGGTGGCAATGATATCGCAGCAGGCGTAGCAGTAAAAGATTGCGAGCATTCTGCAAACATAGTTAATAAAAAATTATATGAATTATTAATTGAACTTGCAAAAAATGGAATAGGTAACCTGATTCGCACCTATGGACAAACCGAGAAAATACATATTTTGCACACATTGCAAATGTATAAAAATATTCTTGAAACTGATTCAGAAACGACAAAACAAAATCAACGTCCCGATGTTTATAATCATGAATTAGATAAATTAATTGTTTCTCACCCGTCTCACGCTTCTCATGATACACAAAGAGACAAATCAAATAAAAAGAAAGGAAAGTCTTCGCATCAAATGCAACAAGTATTGCGTGACGATGATAATGAAGAAGAACACGAACATACGCATGAACTAGATACAAGTTTGCAAAAGAATACAAGCAAACCTAGCGACAATATTAGCACAAAAAAGATCGACGATGTTTTCATACGAATCACCGACATGTATAGTCAAGAAATATACTATGTAATATATAATACACTTTTACTTATGGAACAAAATGATACCGCTTACCAAACACTTATCGAAGGACTTAATAAAATATTAGAACCAACAAATATAAAGATTAAAAAATGGATTGACGAGAATATTGTTTTCTAGGTGTGGGATATAATTTTGGTGAAATGGAGAGTGTTGGTTGTGAAATGATTGATGTAATGTTTTTTCAAAAGTATTTTGAGATTTTTGAAATTGGACATTTATAAATGTCCATTTTTCATTTTTCATTTCTAGATTTGAAAAAAATGTTGAAAATCACACTCAGAGCATAATGCTCTCATTTGCTTTTTTTAGTTGAAAATTTTGTTACGATAACTTTTTGGACATTTTTAGAATATTTATGAAAAGGATTTAGGCATTTTTTATGTTAGCATATTATAAAATAAGATTATTATAAGATTATTATAAGATTATTATAAGATTATGCCTAAGACGGACATTGACTATTCTACCACCATTATTTACAAAATAACTTGTAAATCTCCTGACGTTAATGAGGTGTATGTGGGACATACGACGAACTTTGTTCAAAGAAAATATGCTCACAAACAATCGTGCATAAATACTAAAACTACTAACTATAACTGCAAGCTATATCAAGTAATAAGACAACATAATGGTTGGGATAACTGGAACATGGAGATAGTTAATTTTTTTAATTGTAAAGACAGCTATGAAGCACGACAAAAGGAGCAAGAATATTTTGTATTACTTAAAGCTACGCTTAATAGCATTGAACCATTACCATCGCCAAAACCAAATAATGTTACCATAAATGTAAAGGAGTGTAAGGAAAAAAAAATATATCATTGTGAACATTGTAATACGAGATGTTCTAGTGAAGACTCTTTTACAAAACATAACGATACAAAAAAACATAAAGCAATTTTGTCAAGAAAAAGAGCACCTACAGAAGCATTGCATATTAAAAATTCCAATATTTTTGTATGCGAAAGTTGTGACTTTAAATGCTGTAAGGAATCTAACTATAAAAAACATCTTGAGACCATCAAGCATAAAAGAGTAACCGAGAGTAACAAAAAAATGCCTATTACAGAAAATGAAACATTTAACTGCATTTGTGGTAATAATTATAAATATAGACCCGGGCTAGCAAAGCATAAGCGATCCTGTCTCATTTACAAATCTTCAAAAGAAGAGTGTGAAAATAATGAGACGAACTATGATGACGTTATTGGTGGCAATATAGAAGAAACTAGTAAAGACATAGACGAAGATATTTTATGTTCTGATAGTAAAAATACTATAACAAAGCATATGTTTATGGAACTGATAAATGATAATAAAGAAATGATGAAAATAATAAAAGAACAACAAGACCAAATAAAAAAACAACAAGAACAAATAATTACGATTATACCTAAAATAGGTAACACGACAAACAACACGACAAATAATACTATGAATAACACAACAAATAACTTCAATCTTAATGTTTTTCTAAACGAGAAGTGTAAAGATGCTCTCAACATATCGGACTTTATTGACTCGCTAAAAATTACACTAGACGACTTACTTTTTTCAAAAAAGAATGGTATTTCGCGTGGTATAACGGATGTTATGATAAAAGGACTCAAAGAATTGGATGTCTATAAGCGTCCAATTCATTGCACGGATACCAAACGTGACACTATGTATATCAAAGACGAAAATAAGTGGCACAAAGACGAGAATCATGACAAAATGAAAAATACTATCGTAAAAATTGCCGATAAAGAGCGAACGGCTTTACAGCAATGGGCAAATGACAATCCTGACTGGATGGAAACAGAAAGTAAACAAATCGAATACCTAACGATGGTGCGTTCGATATGCGAACCGATTGAAAACTATGACAACTACGAGCGTAAAATCATAAAAAATGTTGGCAAAGAAATATTTGTAGATAAACGAACTAGTGAAATTTCGTTATAGTCTGCGGACAAATAGTTTCTCCGGCAGTGCACTAGTTAATCGTCTGCCTCTAGTTTCACCCATGTTTCTTTACGTGTATCGTCGGACAAAAATCCCTTGATTCTTCGTTTTACTTCTGGGAATGCAATATTGATTTTACGTGATTCGCCGTCTTTTATGTATTCGTTTATTACTTTATACATCTTGCGAATTGGTTCATAGCTCATATTTAGTTGAAGGTCATTCAGTTTATGAATAATCGGTTTCACATCCGCGACTCGTTCATCTTTTGTCTTTTGGAATGGAAGTAGTTTTGGTTGCGGTTGCTTAATAGTGTTATTATTATCAATATTTTCTGTCATTATAGTTATAGTTATAATATTATAACTATAATTATACTTATATTTATTTATTTATGAACATTATATTATACAAAGTTTCAAAAACATTTCGTCCTTCTACCATTCCGATGATTTCCATCATTTGATGTATCCCTAACTGCACAACTTTGTATAACTGGGGTTGTCTTTAAGAAATAATTACCAGATAAATTTGTCCCTTGGTATAGACCAACATTTGCTGCAGATGCAGCCGCAGCACTATAAAAAACACTTCCATTCAAAAGGACAGAATTTGTTGCAAGTTGTTTTGTGCGTAGAGAACCAGAAACCGCTCCCTGTTTTGCAAATGTTACATTGTTTGGTTTATAAATAGTTTCCGACTTGCAGTATAATGGAGCGGCCACAAGCGTTCCTGTAAGTGGAGAACCCGGTATAGTATTATCGACTATATAGTAAAAATCTCTTGCATTCAACGTTGAAAAACGTATATAGTATGACGTTGATGTATTTATGTATATGTTTTGAGGAAAGTAGAATGCTAAACTTGCTTCACTAAAAGAAGGAATACCTGGCGAATATGGGCTTATAAATGTATTTTGTGTATTTTGACTAACACATATAATATTGTTTGACGAGTCATATACTATTGCACGTATCAATGAAGGAATTGACGGAGCATTCACATAAAGTCCGGCAATTACATAAGAAAGACGACATAGAATTTTTGGTGTAAAATTGAAGGTTATAATACTGCTTACTGGCCCAAGTGATGTCGCACCATTTGCATAAGTATATATATTAAAAAAATCCCCTTTGTATGTAATCCCACCAAAGTTAACAGGTGCAACGACTTGCGGACCCAATGGAGTATTATTTGGCCATAGTGGCTCGCCGCTGGCGTTAAAATATGTCACACCGCTTGCCGGGTTTGTTGAGACATTCTGCTCATATGTTTGACATCTTGCTTCTAGTTTTGCACGCGTTGTTTCATAATAAGCTTGACTATTATATAGAATTGAACTGCGTATTATATTTGATTGTGGTGAACAATTTATACATTTTGTATTATATAAATCGGTAATAACTTTATATGCCGGATTTGTTGGATCATTTATGTCAGCTTCGGTTGCATTATAGGGGATAGTGTTAGAGCCATTGTTTTGGATCGCGACGTCGTTCTGTGGCGTTGAGTATTTGTTTTCCTGTGTTTCATAACCAAATTTATTATTTGCAATAATATACGAATTCCCACCCTCATCTCCTACACATGCACAATCCGGATCTTTGTGATAAACACCTGTGCCAGGCTTGTCGAGAAGCGATATCATAGCAGTTCGCGAATTATTCGATGGACCTTTTCCGTTGTTATTATACACGCGCAACTGACGACGCCAATGTTTTAATGGACGTGCCTTGAAATTAGGACCATTAAAATCAGCGGAATTTATATTTGGATTAATGCCATTCGCATTTGGACGAGTCCATCCAGGTATAATAAGCATACCAGTATCTACTTTCGTAGGATAATGTGCGACCTTTGTGGTAATAAGTGTATCTGATGTTCTAAAATTAAGGGGTGCATTTATTCTATCAACAGAAACAACCGAAACTGACATTACTACTATATGTATATAAATATTTATATAATTAACTATATATTAAACTATGTAAATATTTATCTATGTAAAATAATTACATATATATGCTTAATTGGTTTAGTTAACTTATCCTTCAACTATAGCGGATAAACGACTCATTACATGTCTAGGAATAAGACGCCTACACATAGAAGACGAAACTACATGAGAAGGGTTAGTATATTTTTTTAAAACGGGGAAATATTTATCAATAAGTTCATTAAGTTTTTGATTATATTCTTGTAAACCTGCGTCATCTTTAATTTTTCCATAATGGTCAGCAATAATATCCATTTCAGTTTGGTTATAAAGACGGATACCCCACGAACATCCAACACCATCCAGTAAACAAATAACTCTTTCTATTTTTTTTATTTCACGCAATAGTTCACTTTTTTTATCTACTTCTGAATTTGGTAGTCTTGATAACTCATTTAATAAACAAACCAGTTTTCCACAAATATAACTGATAAATATAATACCATTTGTAGATAGTCGCCCTACTGCTGGGTCTTTATTTATACTAATTTGTTGGCGTAGTGCAAACTTTACACCCTCATAGTTTAATAACTCATAGTTGTTTATAACCATTTGTAAAAATTTATCCATTTTTAGTGGGAATTCGGCTATTAGTTTTGCTGCTTCTAAGGCTTGAGTATCATCTTTTATTTCTTTTTTTGATATTCCTGCGTTTCGCAATGAAGTTTTGGGGGGTGCACGCGAAGGAGCACGCGAAGGTGTTCGACCACGAGACTGCGAAACAGGAACACCATCTTTTAAAACCACTACACCACCAGTAGGTTTAGTACTTCTACTTGAACTTTGTCGTATACCTAAACTTGGTTTTCCACTTGGAGTTGCACTTGGACGTTTAGAAACACCACCATATCGAGAACGCTGCCTTCGTGTCTTTAAATATTTTTTACTACGCGTTTGTCGTTGTCGTCGACGTCGACGCATAGTATATTTTTTCATGATTTTACTGCTTTACTTTAGTCCTAGTCTTGGTTTTTTGTTAAATACAAATACATATATATTATTTATATTTAAATGTGAATAAAATTGTGAGTCATAACAATTTAATAATAGGTCAATCGTGTATTATAATGTTTTTCTAAATCAGATGACATGGTTGGAAAACAAATCGTTCGATTTTGGCGATAAACTGCACCAAGATTCTTCTGCGAACATATAGGGGGTTGATATTTATTTTTAAGAAAGTAAGGCGTATCAGATACACCCCGGTATGCACATGCACTTGCACCTTCAGAACCAAACTCTGCACGCAACGACGCCGCATTTTTATTCACCGCAGTTTGTTTCAGTCTGTCAATACGCGTGCTACTATCTACCGCTCCCTGGCACGCATATTGGCGATTATTGGGCTTAAAAATCGTAGTTCCGTTTTTACGCCCATTGCAAGTGCGCGTGCTTTGCGGATTATACTGGTCTGTTGTAGCATATACTTGCGAACCCGTCGCACTATCTGATGGCCAGTTGAGTTGACCAGCAGCATTATAGTAGTCAAATCCGGGTGCGTTGATCGGAATCGTCAGTAGTTTTTGCTCATATGTATTTGTGCGCGATTTCATATACGCTTCATGTGTGGTATAATACGCCTTACTTAAAATGGTAGACGCCGGTTTAATAACCCTAGCTGGTGCAGTGCATGAAATACATTTTGTATTGTAAATTCCAGTAAGTATTTGATAATTTTGGTCTGTTCCCGCTGGCGTCGACGTATTTCCCACCTGGACATAACCTTCATTTTCAATAATAGTTCCACCATTTAATGTCGAAGATGAAAGATTATATTCGCCTTGTTTTGTAAACTTATCGGAAATAGTGTATGAATTACCACCTCTTCTATTTTCACCACCCTGGCTAGCATCAGCACATGCGCAGTTATTTCCATCTGCACGATATATTTCGCCACCAGGTGTTGTTGCAAGCCGAATCGTAGCTACACGTGTGCCTGATGATACCACGCCGCCAAATGAAGATGGTCTTAATTGTCGTCGCCAGTGTTTAATAGGGCGAGCTTTAAAATCGGCACCATTTGATTTTTGAGATTCTGCTTGGTTTGGATCAACACCATTAGCTAAAGGACGACTAAGTCCTGGAATAATACTAACAGCAGTTCCATCTTTAGTGGCATAATGTGGAACCCTTGTAGTTATTAAAGAATTTGAAGCGCTAAAATTTAGTGGAAGGTTTATTTTAGGGCGTATATCTAGATTTGAATTTGAACTTGACATTTATGTCTATGTATATTTCCGTTTCTATGTCTATATTTATATTAGAATATAATATTAGAATATAATATTATATGAATATTTTTAACTATCTTCTTATATCATTATTTACTATACTTTTTTGCTATATTATATTTTACTGGATATATAAATCATGTTTTGGTTCTAAAATAATAGAAGGCATAGATGGTGGTAATAGTAAAAATACAAAATCAAAAGACACTAAAAAAGATGAAGGAAAAGAAGGAGAAGAAGGAGAAGGAGAAGAAGGAGAAGATGAAGATGAAGATGAAGAAGACGAAGAAGAAGGAGATGATAGTGAAACCCAAGATGAAAAAAATAAAAATGGAACTAAAGTTGTTACAAAAAGTTCTGTTAGAAAAAAAGATAAGAAAAAGCGTAAAGGCCCATCTTCTAAGGAAATTGAAAAACAATCAAATGAAGCAAATGCGAAGTTATTAGATTTTAATAAAGATCGACAAGAAGCGAACCAACCAACGCCGCCGTCAGATAAACTACTTCAAGCAAAATTTAGTTAAATATATATTATGAGTTTATTATTTTGATATTTTGTTATTTGAATATTTGAATATTTGGATATTTTGATATTTTGATATTTTGATATTTTGATATTTTGATATTATTTTCCAATAATTAAAAATAACAAAATAATAATTATATACTAATATAATAGTATATAGTTAAACATAACACATTTTATAAAATAAAGCATAACGTAACATATAAAGTATAAAATGTTTGGCCTTGGTGGTAGCAATAGTGGAGGTAGTAAGAGTGGTGGGGCTAGTGGTAGCAGCGGCGTTGGTGGTTCTGCATCTCCTGTTGACAATAATTATGTTTATTATAAATTTATAAAAACACCAGCGGACTTAGGAATGTCACCTGGGTCTAACTTATCAAATATATCTGATGGTGTTGCGGGTATATCATCATATATAAAACTTCTTGTTCAAGGAAACTCACCTGCATCAAAAACAGGAAAACCTCTTGGAAATAAATATTTTTATCCGACTTCACAGAAATGCACCGACCCATCTGGGGGTAGTCAGCAATTGTCTTTATATATTAATAACGTCCCATCAGGAAATTTAGGAATAATTCCTGCTGGTGTAGGTGGAAATTTTAGTACTTTTAGAGGACTTCTTCCGGGACTTCTTGAAAATGCATTTTCATTGGCTCAAATTGATTTTTTTTCAGCATTTTCAAGCATGGAACCCCCCAAGTGTCAACAAGTAACACTTGAAACTATTGATGTGAATAATAAATCAGGTAAAGGTACTGGTTATGTATCTATTGATGATATAAAAAATATTTCCCCGTGTAATTTTGTAGCAAATAATAATACTAATCCTGTAACAAATGCAAAATGTAGTGAAAGATTTATTGTGCGTGATGAAACAAGAAGCCGGACAAGAAGAGGTCGAAGGTATAGAAATAGAGAACTAAAACTATTATACGAAAATGAGAGTGAGAATGAACTAGGTAATAATATTAACTATTACCAAACTAAAGGACAAAGTATAATGATGCCAGACGATATTTTCCTTAAAATATTTATACTTTCATTTGGAGCTTTATGGATTTATGTTGCTCTAAAACTCATGGCAAACATGTATAAAAAGAGATGATTTGTATGGTTTATTGAATATTATTATTTATGTAAATAGTAAATAATAATAATACACGATGTTATGGTCTTACTATCTACCATAACGAACTAATAATTCACCTGCGGTGTCTGCGAGTGTGCTTTCTAGTGCCGCGGCGAGATTTGCGAGACTTGCGTCCGCGTCTACGACGACCACCTTGCATTTCATCGGTACTATCTTCTGGGCTACCTCCTCTGCACTTGCGTCCGCGACGGCGTCTACGAGTGCGACCGCCTTCTTGAGCCGCAGCTTCTTCTTTTTTATTTCCAAGTAAACCACCTAACCAACTCATTTTTATATATTAACATAAGAAATTAATATATAATTTATATAAAAATTCAAAACTTGAATCGTTTATACAATTCAAAAGCAGCTAAACCACCAAGGATTTGGGCAAGGATATATCCAATCAAATCCTGTTTGGACAATTTACCCGCGACAACCATCATGACAGAAACAGCAGGATTGTAATTACCTCCGGAAATCTTTCCTCCCAAATAAATCGCTAAAGCAAGCGAACCACCAATTGCGAGGGGGTTACCTGTCGAGATAATAGTAAATAAGAAGAACAAAGTTCCTAAAAATTCAACCAAAAATTTATTAAACATTTTTGTTTTTTCGTAAATATTTACTTATATACTAAAAAAATATAAAAATATATTATGACGCGTATATTTGCCGATTTCCTAAAGATGATAAAATAGACGAACCGCCAGATTGAAACGGATTTTCAATCGCGCCTTTCTTTTTCGGTGCTACGCATCCACCGCTGCGACACCTTTGACGCCGTATATTACGAATCGTGTTGTCGTTGTTTTTCGTCTGGTATGGCGCATCAAGTGCAAGACCAACTTTATATGCCGACTTACCAATTGCGTTACATTTTATCATATTGATATACTGGTCGCCAGATACAGGAACAGGAATCTGTTTCCCTGCTAAAACGCGGCGTTGATAGTGACTATGAAACATACTTGTGGTATAGTTTGTATTGCTTGCAACTTTTGAAGTCGACGGCGCGAGAGGGTCAACGTTGTAGAAATTCCTCTGGGCATTCATAAAGGACGCACGCGCATTTGCTACATTTCCCGTTTGGTCGGTCGGGTATTGCTGATTCGGGGCAGGAGCGGTGCATGACTGCACGCCATTATTGCCGCGCTGTTTAATAACGATACCTTGAGTGGGTGGACCATTGAAATAATATTGTAGTGTTCTTATAGGGATGCCTGACATTGATATGTATATATATAATATATACTAAATTATATATACATATTTTCAGTAAATGCTAAAGTATGGCACGCATCTATGTAATTTCTCTTCAACAAATACTTTATTTAAGATCTACGAACACGTCTCCAAGCAGATTGCGAACCGCTGAATTTATCCCCACCAAAACTATAGTCATTATAGTTCCTATTCATTGCTTGTAATTTTCTAAATCGAATATAGTCGGATCCGTCATAAACGAACTTAGGGTTGCATGTTGCAGACGGAATACCGGTACTATCAGCACGAGCCTGAATAGCGCCTCCTAAAACTTTATATCCATTCAATGTCCGCACATTGTTTACCTGGTTTGAACCACCAGAGATATAATTCGGGCGTGATAAAAAGTCACCGGCATTATTTACTGCCCTAAATGGCCCAATCCGACGTTGGTAACCATTGATAGTTCCTGTAGCTGCGGCACCATTCCATGCCTGAACTAATGAAAAACGTTCCATTGAACGTTGACTACTTCCAACCATTCCGCTTCCACCATTTGAATTTGCACCTCCGCCAACAAGAGTCGGAGCAATACCTTGAATACCTCCACCTAAATTAGACATTATATGTTGTAGCTATACTATTGTTATATTGTTATATTATTATAATATATATAATTACAAATACAATAAAAAATATATTATATGCTAAATAATATTTTTACTATTCAATATAATAGTTTTGAGTGTAGAATGTATACCATTTAAACTTATTATGTCATGATTCGGGGTGCAATATTCATAGTCTGTAATTCCTGAAATAGTAGTTTGCAAGCGTATGGAATTTCAACGTATGCGAAGTTTGTCCTGTTGTCGCATGTCCTGCAGCAGTGAATACCCATCTTATCATTATATGCTGCAATCATTCCGCAGTCGCGGCACACATGCACTTGGTATTTATCTGAAGCATCGTATAAGCGTCCACGTGTAAATCTTGCCGCTCCGTGTGAGACCATGCAGTTATGTGCGACAACACCATTTGCAAGGAACGAGTGTGTATCTTCTACGCTAATATCGTATACAGGTTTAGGGCCGACCGGTATTCTTGATACGATTGTCAAATTCATTGTGGGGATAGAACCGCAGTCGCGCGTTACGCCATACTTTGCATCATCGTCATTGTCGTTGCCCGAGACCGAGTCCGCACCTTCACTTGATGCGTCATCTGCTCCATCCATCTCAGGGCGACACTTGCCACTACTACCATTATCATCATTCTTAAACCAATCAAGTGCACCAATCGTTTCAAGGAATTGTTCAGCAGTTGGGAATCCTTTCGCAGTAAACTTACCAAATTCTGTTCCTTTAATCAGGTGATCCGTAATATCATGAGTGCTGGGTATAGCGTATTCGTGCAGAAGCCCTTCCGTTTTCTTCAACTCTTCCACAGCTTGAGCAATCGCTTTCTTCGTGGGCACCATTTTTTCGGGAGTTTTTTCCTTAATTTCCTTGAATTTTGTAATTTCATTCACACGATTCACCATCCAGTTGTGTTGACGTGTCACTTCTTCGCGAAGACGACGATAAGATACACCAGCTTCCAAGCGTTGTGACTTGTGACAGCAATACCGAAACCCAATTTTTTCAGAGAATGGGACTAGTTGTTCAATCGGGAGATGGAGTGTCAATTGAAAGCTGCGTCCCGTATTGTCCATCTTTTCCTTTCCTTCAAATTTCTGTTTTGAAAATGTTGTCTCTTTCGGTTTTTGAATCGTAGTGTTATGAATTCCACATTTAGCAAGTAGTTTCTGAATATCTTCAAACATTTTTTGTAATGACTCGCGATGTTCATATGTTTTAGTTTGCGAAAATGAAACCGATGAAAGGATGTCGCGTTTTCCTCTATGCATTCCAAGAACACACGTGTGTCCATCACCCCCAAACATCCCAGCAAGAAACTCACGAACGATCGAGCGAGGGCATTTTTCATCCAATATAAAGTCAGGTAAAGTTCCTGGTTGGTTTACTTTTTTGCCGCTTATTAATCCTGGAAGTTGAATAATATCATTCTTTAATTCTGCTGGAATTCTAACTATATATAAATTTTTTGAATTAAAGTTTGTTTGTTTGCTTTCACAAAATAGTTCAATATCTTTCAATATAGATTCAACATCTAACATATGACCAAGAAATAAATCTGCGATTTTAGTTTTTGAATTCATATGTCCGTCTGTAATTAAATATCCAATAATACGAGCAAATGCAAGTGTTTTCAGAAATTCTTCGCGAGTATTTGTTTCGAGTATTCTTGTTCCAAATTCAAGCGTCCATCCATCACATTCTTTAATTTCATCATTAATATCAATTAAAGGACAGGTTATACTCGACTTAATTTTTGTAGAATTCAACTCAACGTCTTTTACTTTAACCCATGTATTATTCGATGTCAAAATGGGGTGGTCTTCTGTGCATGTAAGTTTTCTACCATCTTGGAATGTCAGTTCTACGCAGTCTCGCATTCCTTTATCCATAAATGCTACTTGTCTAGAGGGAACCATTCCATTTTTATTTTCACTCCAGCCCATAATATTCATACACCCATTATTTTCACCGAGTGATTTTATTTTTACACTTAATCCATTTGACAGCGTAATTGGTGTGTCTTCGTGTTCGCAATCCCGTTCCATTTCGCCAAAACGTAACCCTCCATCTCGCGACCGGCCTTCCGCCGGTTGTCGTGTCAGGTTTACCATTGGTCCGATGGAACGACTATGTTGCTTATCATTTACCATATGCTTGAGACGCTGGTAGAATGCAGGTCCGATAAATATATTCGACTCAATCTGTTCCCCCGTCATGCCATTGTATAGCACCTCATTTCCATGTGATTCATAACCGGTCTTGAGCAATTCTCTGCGGATATCGTCGACTGCAAGCTCGCCGAAAGATGTGCCATCGCCGAATAAACCGAGTTGGACGAGGACTTTACCGAGTAGGGTTTCTTTGAGTTGACCAATCGTCATACGAGATGGAATAGCATGTGGGTTGATGATGATATCGGGGCGCATTCCGCTGGAAGTGAACGGCATATCTTTTTCGGGGATGATATTTCCTACAGTACCTTTCTGTCCGTGACGCGAAGAGAGCTTATCCCCGATAACGGGTTTGCGAGAAGTGCGGATGCGGACCTTTGCAATACAATATCCGTCGCCGTTTCGGTCGATGAAATTCTTGTCAATGTATGACTCCTCGGTCGTGCGATGAATCTTGCTATGGTCTTCGTATTTGATGAGCTTCGTATGGTCATTGCGGTTTTCTTTGATTGGGACGACTTTTGCAATAATAATGTCGCGATTTTGAATAAACGTATTTTCGGGAACAAGACCTTTGTTATTTACCTTATCGTAGTTGCCGAATTTCATACCCTTGGTCTTTGACGGGTCAGGCTTGCATCGGATTTCTTCATCGCCATTGATCTTCTTGTCTTCGTCCTTTTCGGTGTGATAAATCGTTGCATTGAATAAGCCGCGGTCGATGGAACCCTTATTTACGAGAATACTATCCTCTTGATTGTAACCGGAATACGTCATGATTGCGACGATTACTGCAGAACCGGATGGAATTTGGTCGAGTTTAATCATACCCATAACGCGGGTATCTACGAGGGGGCGACTTGGGTAGGTGAGAACATACGCCGTTTTGTCCATACGATTCTGGTAGTTTGTGACATACATTCCCATAGCTTGCTTACCCATAGCGCAGTTTGAACTTGCAAATCCATTTCCAGCAATGAATGAATGATTTTCACTTTCAACTTCAATATCTGAAATTAATCTATCGGATACATGAACAATACTTTCGATACCAACGAATGTTATTGATAAAGCGTTAAATACCATATCAAATACACCCACTTTCAACTCAGGGTCTTCAATCATATCTTTTATAGTTTTCCAACCATTGTTTGTTGTAAACTTGTGGTCTTCTGTTGCGATAATTTCTCTACCGCTTATAGTTGTAAGTTTGTATACTGGAAATTCATTTTTTCTCACGAAGTGATTGACTACTCTTGTATTTGATAATTCAAATGTATCTGGGTTATATGTAACTACATTATCTCCAATTTTTACATCTTTAATCATTATTTTTTTTCCATTACTCATATAAACCATTTCATTCATATCAATGCATTGATAAGTGTTCCTTGGTGACTGATTATGCTC